CCCACGCCGCTCCGGCAGGAGTTCTGCGATGCGCACCAGTGGGCCTGGGCGATGAGCGCCGAGCTGCGCCGGTGGCAATGGTATGGCGGGCGTGACCGCCCTGAGAGCTCCGCTGCTCTGGTGGACTTCTGCAACCGGGTGCGCGCGGAGGAGGTCCACGGCGGCCCGAGACGGAGATGATCTCCGCCCACCATCACTCCGGGCAGGCGCTGGAATATCAGGGCCCCGCCAGGAGTGACATCTGCGCCAGTGCGTGGTGCACCTTGCGCAGCTGGTGGTGCGACCAGAGCCCCTGGCAGGAGTCGGCCGAGGTCGCCCCGGCTGCCTGGGCGCGGAAGACGTCGCGTCGCGAGCCAACGCGCCCGACGTGGCAGAGCCTGCCGGCATCGCGCGCCTCCCGCGCCCACTTTGGCAATGTCGCCCACTTCCACTCGAAGGTCCCGCCGACGAAGATCCCAGCGAGGCCATCCGCTTCGACCTGTGACCACACCCGCTCCGACGACATGCCGTCCTGCACCGGGAGCAGCAGCCCCCCCCGGTTCGCCGGAGGAGAGCCGTCCACCGCGAACTCCGCACCAAGCTCGCCTCGCCGCCGGCCACGATGTCGGGGAGGACCACCAGGTCCGGAGGGTGCCCGAGCCCGGTGAGGTCGATGGCCCGGTAGGCGTGACGTAGCACCTTGGTATCCCATGCCTCATCGAGCGGCACCTCGTGCACCCACCGGTGGAATTCTCCGCTGTCCCACAGGTAGACCGAGCGGCGTGGCGGCCACGAATCAAAGGGCTGCGTTGTCTCGCCGAACCCGAACTCATTGCAGAGAGCGATGGTGCGCCTGCCGCGGGTCTGGCCGGTGTAGTAGTCCATCACCGACCACGCCTCTCGCGCTCCTGCTCGATCATGCTCCCGGCCACGTCGTCGATCACCGAGCCCGGGATGCCGCTGATGTCGAGCAACTGCGCGCGGGCGTACTCCTCGGGGTCCACGAACACGTCAGCGGCACGGCGCACACGGACGAGGGCCGCGCTACCAGGCAGCGCGAGCGCCTCCCTCGGGTACACGGGCAGCGGCAGGTGGCGGAACGTGCGTCCGCTGATTGCCTGGGTGGTCGCACCCTCGCCGGCCCTGGTGCCGCAGCGGCGCCAGGACTCGCGGACGCCGTAACCGCAGGCGTGGAGGTGCCGCGCGATCATCACCTCGACGTCGGTCAGCACCTGGTGGCCGGTGCGCCAGCGCCCACGCCGTGGCTGTCTGGTGATCGCCAGGTCGAGACACTGCCAAGTCCGGCCGGTGGTGATCGCCTGGATGGCATGGACGGTCACTCGTGGCCCGATGCGCCCGCGGATTTGCCTCCCGGTCCACCCGCTGTTCCATAGACGAACGACGCGCCTGACGGTCTTCGCGTCGAGTTTGGCCTGAGGGGTGGCCTCGCCACGCAGAGGGGCTGGGAGGCGAATCTCCTGAGTGAACTCCTCGGCCCGCTGGAGCCGAGCGTGCCACGGGTTGACGCAGCCCGAGCAATAGCGGACGACGTGGCCGGGCAGCACGTCCCCGCGGAACAGCGTTCAGGCTGCGCGGTCCGCCTCGCGCACCTGCCTCTCGCCGCTCGCGAACCGAAACCACCCGCGGCCGTTCTTGGCCTTCCCGAGCCAGCGCCAGTGCTCGCCCACCTCGACCACGACCTTCCTCATGAAGCGCTCGCGCGCCGTCAATCGTTGCATCGGTCCTCTCCTTTCGACCACTCCTCCAACCGCGTGGAACCCCACGGCGTTACCAGGACTCCGCCGAGCCCATGCCCGAGGGGCCACGGCCGAGGCCGTCTTGTCCGGGACAGCGCAGCACGCCGGAGCAGCACAGCATCCGTCCTGGCAGGCGCGGAAGGATGACCACTTCCCCCGGGAGCACGCACTTCCTCTCGGCCATGTCCCCAGGCAGAACGCCCGGTGATCCGCAGGATGTGCCTTCTGGCGCGAGGCCGCAGACCACTGGTCCGGACTGGAGGTTCGTCACCTCGACCCGCTTGGAGTCGACCTCCTTGACGGCGAGCTGCGTGAGGGAGCCGCAACCCAAGATGACGAGGAGGAACGGGAGCCTATTCATGGGGACCTCTTCTTTCGGTGGGACGGGTTGACGCTACTGCGGGTGCATCTCGATGCTCGTGGGGATACGCGGCGGCGGCTTCTCCCAGGCAGGAAGCCAGCATAGGCCGTCCTTGTCCTCGTACATCAGCTTCGACTCCAAACAGCCGCGCTTCTGTCTGCCATCCGGGTAGCGCACCGCGCCCCAGCAACCACCGACTTTCTCGACCGTGGGCTCCTCGCACGGCGGGCGGGCCTGCCCCTCCAGCGGCCCCGGCGGCATTGCCTTCGACACCACCTCGGCCGCGGGCCCGCTGGGCCTCACCGCGTGCGGTGCGCAGTGGAACCCCATCATCCCCGCCAGCGCGAGTGACGCCACGACCGCCGCGCCAGCCCGGACGTGTTTCCGGGGGTTCCACACTTCCTTCCGCGCCCAGCCGTCCGCCACTTGTCCGAGCACCACGGATGGCGACAGGCTGGTCAGCTTCTCCGCGCCCTCAAGCGCCTGGAGGGTGGCCGGCTCTACTTTGATCCCGGCGTAGAACTCGCGTTCTGAGCCCCGAGGGGTGTAGCCGCGGATCCTGTACTTCTCGCCCTTGTCGTAATGGGTGCGGCAGAGCCCCGTCGCGTGGACGGGACGGCCGCAGCCAGGGACGCGGCAAATGTTGGGCTCGCTGGGTTCGCTCATGGTGGCATGAAGACTGCCCGATTTCTCCGCTGGTGGAAATGGGTCTAATTTCACCCCGGAAGTCCGGAAATCTGGAGGCATTTACTCTGCCCCTCTTGCGCTATCCGGAAATCTGGCGCATTCTTCCGCTCGTCCCCCGGGATTGCCGGTGGCGAAAGGGAAGGAACAAATCCATGCTGAAGTCGGGAGCCACGCCTATGGCGCAGAAATGGGCGCGCGTCGTGTCGGTGATTGTCTTTGCGAGCATCAGCCTGGCCTGCGAGCGCGAGCGCGACAAGTGCGGCGGTGACTATGATAGCCCCTGCGCAGACGGGTCGTGCCACGCCGGCCTTGTTCTGGATTCAGCGACGGGGCTGTGTTTGTCGTGCGGGTACGAGTTCGGGCCGTGCTGTGGTGGGGCGCACTGTGCCGGCAATCGGACTTGCATGGATGGACTTGGGCGAGCCACTTCCCCGATCTGCGCCACCGCCCCCTCTTGCGCCCCTGGCGGCGCCGGCCCCGGGGCTGTGGGCTCGACGTGTCTCGATAACCTCTGGTGCTGCCCGGGCCTGGCCTGTCTCTCTGGGCGCGGCGGCGAACTTCGTTGCCAACCTAACCCAGGCACCTGCTGGAGCTCGCCGATTCGGTTACCCGATGGCGGATCCGTAGGGCAGGTGGCCAATGAGGGAGGGCCCTGTTTCCAGGGGAACTGGTGCTGTCCTTTCAGGGGCGTGTCCCAGATCAACGCATGCACGGCCGTCGATGCCGGCATTGCGTGCGTGGTTAGAGTGCCTTAGGCGCCCGGACCGAAGATCGCCACCCCAACACGAGCCGCATTGCCAGCGCCCATGTTGTAGAGCCCGGCGCCGGTATATGCCGTGATCTGCACGGATCCCACGGCCTTCGTCCCGGCCGCCCAATCGACTCCAACCCCATCCACCATATGAGCCCGGCCTGCTCGCAACAGGCCGGGCTCATCACCACCATTCACAACGGAGTCTGTCATGAAATGCATCGCACCAGTAGTGCTGGCGGCGGTTTTGTTTGCCTGCAACCAAACGCCGGTGCCGTTCGAGGCCGCCCGTATCTGCCCTTCGGTGTTCGTCTTCCAGATCCGATTGCAGGCCAGCGTCGATTTCACCTGTGAAGACACAGAGTCAGCCGCGCTCGATCTGGTTCAGACGATGGAGCGGGCCCACGTGGCCCTGATGTCCTCGGAAGCATGGGGAGACGCCATCATTTGGGTCCACTCGGCATCGTTCTCGATCCCGCCGTACGAGAGTGCCGTTGAAATGACCGGGTCCTTCGACCCCTACAACGGATGGGTGCTCACCGACTCTTCGCTTCATTCGCTGGCTCACGAAGCCCTCCATTTCTTTGAGGCGCGCGCGTTGGGGGTGACAGAAAACGGCTCACGTCAGCATCGAAGTTGGGCGGATGTTCCTGGCTTCGCGCTAGCGGACGCGGCTTGGCGTGCTTCTCACCCCTGACCCGACCATTCCGAGCGTTAGCCGAAGGAGCACTTCATAGAGACGCTCGTGTCGGCGAGCGTGGCGCCGGCGGCCGCCCCATCGACGCGCACCATGATCCTGTCTCCCGCGACAGCGGTGAACGAGTGCGTGGTATCGGACGCGCTGGTGGCTCCTGCCGCCAGCGTTGCCGTCAACGCCGTGGCCACGCCGTTTTTGTACACCGTGAATGTCAACCCGGCTGCATAGGTATTCGCCGTCGCGGAGATGTACATCTTCGAGATCGTGCAGGCCTCGGTGATGATGATGGCCGGCGCGCTGTCGTTCGATGCGACGAGCGGCGCAGTACCCCACCCTGGTGGAACGGTTAGCGCATTGGGGAACGCCTGGGTCACGTAAGCCATGCCAAAGAAAAGCGGGGTCACCTTAACGAGGGCGTCCACGTAGTCCTTCCGCGTGAGGTGGCCGGCCAGCGTCGGCACCGCCGCGGATGCCGTCCCGGAGACATCCAGTGCGCCACCAACGGACGCGCTGCCGTTGATCGCTCCGTTCCCCGTCGCCGTCAGGTTCCCGCCGGCAGCCACGTTGCCGGTCGCCGTGACGTTCCCCGTCGCCGTGATGTTGCCGGTCACCGCCACGTTGACCCCGAAGCCCACCGACGTCGGGGTCCACGACTGGAGCGACACTCCGCCCGCCACCGCGCGCATGTCGTTCGCCCCAGCTCTCCAAAACCCGGTGTCCGCGTCCAACCTGAACTGCGCCCCTGGGTCAGCCACGCTCGTTCCGTCCGACAGCTTCAGCGAGCCCGACATTCCTCCGCGTCCGTCGCGGTCCAAGCTCATCTGTATCTCGGCCCGGAAATCCTCCATGGTGTTGTTGTGGACCGCGGAGTCGATGGGCGTGAGGGTGGCGACCGGGTTCCCTGAGGGGAGGGTCATGGCTCCTGAGGAGTCGCGGGGCATGGGCGGGTGTCCTTGCTGGGGCGTGGGTGTGGCACCCGGAGGCTACCTGCTCGCCACCCGCGCGCGCCAGCGTGACGGCGACGAGTGGTGCACGCACGCTCCACCCGTGGTCTCGAATAGGACGGCGAAGATCAGGCACTTGCGCGAAGGCGTCCGAGACGCGGACGGTCGGGCGCAGCGCGCGTCTCCGCAAGTTGGCGATGTTGTTGAGGCGGGTCGGTGGCATGACGCATGCTGTATGAGATGGCATGACCATCAACCGGAATGCGTTCGATGCGGTCGGCAACCTCGGCGTGGACCACAAGGAGTACGTCCTGCGCTATGCCCTCGTCGCTCAGCGCAGAGCTCCGGAAGCCGCGCCTGGATACAAGCTCGGCTACACGCAGCGCGGCGGATGGCGGCTGGAGCTCAACGGCGTCGTCATGACGCAGGGCGATGCGGCCAGGGTGTACGACGTGGCGCGGCGCACCCGGGTGAACGAGCACTTCCGCAGGGGCTTCGACCTGCGCGAGGCGGCCCACGCGTACAGGTCGGCGTCATGAACGACAGCACGTCGAGGGCCGACTGCACCTGTGGGAACGCCGCGTGCGCGGTCCGCGCCGCTCGCGGGCTGACGCCCTTCTGCCGGATGTCGGCGCCCGCGCCCCGGACGGTGCGCGCGAACGAGTTCAGCACCTACGCCGCTGCGGCGGAGTACGCCGTGGCCAACGGCGGCCGGGTTCTCGCCTGCGGCGGGATCCTTCAGGGCGCCCCCAAGCGGTTCGTGGTGGTGGCGTAACGGCGCAGGGCGGCGCGAGTTGGGCTGCCAGCGAGGACGACGGACAACGCAGTGGTTTCGGGAGGCCGATCATGCAGGTCGACAAGGTGGAGACGATCGCGGCGGACGACGTCGTGAGGGTGCGGTCGGTCGAGGGGCCCGTGGCGGTTGAAGTGCGGCTCACCATCGATACCGGCGACGAGGAGACCACGACGACGCTGAGTGCCTCGCAGGCCCGGCAGTTGGGCGAGGCGCTTCTGGCGCACGCGGGCGGCGCAAGGGCCGCTCGGCACACGATCTCCTGCTACCTGGAGCAGGCCAACAACGCGGCCGGGGACATGTTCTGGGTGTGCCGCGACGGCTGTCAGACGCTCCGTAAAACCGAGGCGAAGCCGTGACGATGACGACGCAACCGAGGAGGACGCACATGGAGACGAGGCACACGCCGGGGCCGTGGCTCTGGTCGCACGAGGGCGTCTGGATTCTGAAGCGAGAACTCCGCGACGCGGACGGCAATCACGCTGGCTACGAACTGCTCGATGGGGACTACCGGGCGCTGGCTGAGGCGCACGAGGCAGCCGTCGCCATCGTCGCCGAGGCCGAGGGCCGGCAACCGTGACCATCACGGCCGAGAAGCGGGGCCTCGTGCCGATGCGCGTCGCCGAGCACCAGGACGGGATGTACCGCGTTCACGACCGGGATTGCGTGATCGCTGCCGTGGCGGGACTGCCCGATGCCCAGTTGTTTGCGGCGGCCCGGCTGATGGTCGCTGCGCTGCGTCGCGCTGTGGCCAAGTTCGAGCGGTGCCTGAACGACCCGCTCAACCCGTGCTGGGCCGGGCGGCCGGGCGATGTGGTGGGGCGGCACTGGGGCGTGGGTGAGGCGTGCGAGTTCTGCCACGCGGCGGCGGTGCTCGCGCTGGTCGAGGGCAAGCCATGATCACGACCGAGAAGCGGGGCCGGCCTAGCGCGGCGTGGCCACCAAGGTCACCACCGTGCCAGCCGGCAGGAATGTCCGGATCCGCCCCAACTCGCGGTCGAACACCGCCAGCATGCGCTTCTCGTGATGGCCGATGATCCACGCCTCCATGCCGTCCGCCATCAGCCCCACCAACCGGCCGTACCCGCCCGCGACCCGCTTGCACAGCCGGATGTACTCCTCGAATCCGAGATGGACGCCGTAGCGCTCCCGGGCGCGCCGGATGGCGTGGCCCGCGGCCTTCAGGGCGTGGTGGGAGTTTCGGGTGGCCATCGGCGCGTGCGGATCAGACTACCGACACCGCGTGCGCCAAATCCAGCCTGGGCTCAACGATCAGCGGTCAGCGCCCGGCGGCGAGCTGGCGCAGACGCTTGTTTCCGCGTTTGGATGGAGGTGGCGTCGGGGCGGGAGGAGGCTCGGCGACCGGAACCTCGTCCCAGATGACCGGCTCCTCCTGGTCGTTGGGTTCGGCCCCGACGGCGCCACCCCCGACGAGCGGCCCCGCCGCGCCGCGCCCAGCCAGCCGCAGGAGCCGGTCGATGCCGGCTGGAGCAACCTCCGCCGCGCGACCGATCCCGCCCCAGAGCCGGGACGCCACCGCCGGGTCCTCCGCCATCCGCAGGAAGGAGCGGACCATGGGTCGCGTCCCGGCCCCGGCGAGGGCTCCCACTGCGCTGCCGACGGGGCCGCCGAGCACGCTCCCGACGACGCTGCCGAGCGCGGGGGCGCCGTACCGCAGGAGCCTCGCCCGTAGCGCCTGGGCCGCCGTCTTGCGGCTGAGCAGTTCCTGGGCTCGCCCCGCCACCGCCTGGTCCCGGCCCTTCGCCGCGAGCTCGGCCGCCGCGCGCGCCGCCTGCGCCTTGGCCGCCTGCCCCGGGTAGTCCTCGAGCACGTTGCCGAGGACGCTGTGTTCGAGCGCCTGGGCCTCCGGGGAGGCGATGGCGGCCTGGCGCGCGGCCTCCAGCCCCTCCTGCGTGGCCCCGCCGCCCATGGCGCGCTGGCGGAGATCGGCGGCCGTGCGCCGGAGTTTCTCAAGTTGGTTCGAGGCCTTGGCGGCGGCGTCGAGCTTCGAGCCCGGCGTGATCAGCTTGCCCGCCGAGTCCGCCACCTCCTCTGTCACCCCGGACGCGAGCGCCTTCTGGGCGAGCTGGGCGGCCTCCTGGTCGGCGGCGTCCGCCGCGCGCAGGAGCATCTCGGGGGTCTCGGACACCGATGCGCTTCCCGGGATGCGGCGGAGGTTCTCCAGCATCCGGCTGCCCTTCTGGGTTTCAGCGCCGGCCTTCCCTTGGAGGGTGGCGACCAAGGCGTCCTCCTCCCTGCCCGCCATGGCGGTGGCCTTCCCGATCGCGGCGGCCACCTTCTTGCCCGCCATCTCCCGGAGCCGCGCAAGCCCCCGGCCGGCCGCCTTGCCGAGTTTGTTCCCGGCTGCCCCGAGCGCCCCGCCCAGGGCGGTGTCGAGCCCAGCCCGGAGCAGATCACCTGGCTGTCCTGTGGTGAGGTCGCCCTCGCTGGACCCGATCCCGGCGAGGGCCCCTTCGGCGACGGACCTGCCGATGCTCGGAGCCGTCTTCGGCCCCGGGGCCAGCAGCGAGAGGAGCAACCCGGCGCCCGTTCCGGCTGCCGATGCCGCGGGGTTCTCCGCCTCCTGGGTCTTCTCTTGGGTCCGCGCGGCGTCGCGGAAGCTCCGGTAGTCCTTGCCGAAGGTGCCGTCCGGCCGGGCCCTGCCCTGGAGCACGTCCTGGGCGGCCATGACGCCCGCGCCGGTCGCCCCGGCGAGCTCGTCGACGAGGCCGAAGGCCGGGACCTGCGCCGCCTTCGTCACAAAGGTCTCCCCCGGCCCCGGCGCGCTTGAGGAGGCACCCGTCTCCACCCAGTCCTCTGGACCAGCATCCGCTGGCGCGCCCGTAACCTCCACCCAGTCGTCTGGTTCAGGGCTTGCCATCGCGGATCTCCTCGCGCCCGTCCGGGTAGACGAGCTTCGTCTTGTTCGTCTTGGCGCTGTAGAAAACCTTGGTGCCGGGAGGACGACCACTGCCTGCCTGCGCAGGGCCGGGGGCCGCGCCCGCCTGCCCGCGGAGAGCGGCGCCGACGCCAGGAACCCGCGCGCCGTAGGACTCGACCACCTCCTGCGGATACCCCCCGGCCGCGGCCTGCATCCGCGCGTCCATCGCGCGCTTCAGGCGCTCGACGCCGGAGCGGTAGGCGGCCTCGTCGCCCTTCTCCAACAGGCCCGTGATGTGCCCGTACTCTGCCCGCTCAGCGTCGGACATCCCCGCGCCCGTGATGCCCTTCCGGTACTCGGCCAACATCTGGCCCACGGCCTGCCGAAGTTCCTTCCCCTGCTGGGACACCAGCATGTCTGGCAGGTGGCCGGCCAGTGGCCCCACCCCGGGGAGGTCCTTGTTGGTGTCGATGATCGGCCTCGCCTCGGAGTACTTCTGGTAGAAGTTCGGGGCCCCCATCTTGCCGACTTCCTCGGAGAGCTGGCGCTGCTGCGTCTCCCGGCGCGCGTCGTCCTTCGCTGAGCGCATCGCCTCCCGGTTGAGCGCCAACTCGTTGCCCCGCTGCTCGGCCGCGTACGCCTTCTCCGCGTAGTCCAGCGCTTCCTTCGCCTTCCGGGTGGGCATGTCGGCCGGGAGGTTGACCCGGAGGCGGAGACCGACCTGCCGGAGCGCGTCCCCGGCCGGGTCCATCTCGCCGCGGGCCTGGAACTCGCGTTGCGCGCGCCCGGTGAGGGCATTCGCGAGCAACTCCTGGTCGCCGGCCCCTCGTTGGGTCAGCGCCTGGCCGAACCGCCCCAGCACCGGATCCCCGGTCAGGAGCGCCAGTTCGCCCAGGCCGCTCCGTCCGCGGATCCGCTGCGCCATCAGCGCCGCCTGCTCCCGCGCCGAGGGTTCCCCGCCCGCCAGCAAGTCGTAGAGGTTCAGCTCGGCCATCGCTCAGTCTCCCATGAGGGTGCCGTCAGGTCCGCGGCAGCGGTACCAGCCGGCGTCGTCGCGGACGCAGGTGTACTTCGGGGGGCAGTTGGGCTTCGAGGGGCGGCAGCCGACGACGCAGGCCCGGGCCGGATCCCACGCCGGGTTGAAGTGGCAGATTCGCCCCTGGCCGCAGTCGGCGTCCTTGCCGCACACCTTCGCCAGAGGGTCCGGCACCGGCCGCGGAGCTCCGCCAGACGGGCCGGGTGCGCCGCCGAAGGTCAGCGCCCAGATGATAGCGAGCAACGTCACGGGATGTCCCTCGCCACGGGCCCGCGCCGGGTCGGCCCTGCCGGCGTGTCCCTCGGGAGCAAGACGCGCCGCATCAGGTCCACGCTCTCCTTGGTCTCCACCACCGCACGCTCGAGCCCGTCCACCTTCCGGTCCACGGAATGGAGCGTCTCGCGTTGCACCCGGCGGTCCTCTACCTGCGCGTCCTCGAGGTGGCGCAGCCGCTCGCGGACGAGCTCCTTCTCCGCGTCGACCTTCGCCTCGACGCCGGCGACGCTGAGGCGCGCTGCGCCGATGACGGTCCCGCCGGCCAGGCCGAGCCCGGCGATCAGCAGACCGCCCACCTTCAACGCCGCGTCCAGGTGCCCGTTCAAGCCCGTACCCTCCCCTTCAACCTCTCTACCCGAGCCGGAACGGCCCGGGCACCATGTCGCCCGCGCCAGCGCCCTTCATCTGCTTGGCGAAGTCGTCGCGGGCCGCCACGCGCTTCGCGGCCTCGGCCAGCAAGCGCCGCCTCTGGTCCGTCTCGTCGAGCAGTTGGCTCCGCTTCCCGCGGATGAGGTCCGCGTACATGCTGCCGCCCAGCGCCCCGGCCACGTCGCCCACCGCCCCGAGCAGCGCGCCGCCGCCGGTCGAGTACCGCGTGCCGCGCGGCTGCTGCATCGCCTGAGCCCGGGCCGCCTCCTCCTCGAGCAGCTGCTCCCGCTGGCCGAACGAGCCGAGCCCGAGCAGGCGGTCCAACTCCTCGGGCGTCATCGTTTGGATGTACGCCAGCATGTCGGCGTCGCCGCCGTTCATCTCAGCCATGGGTCACCTCGATGGGGAGGAAGGGGACGCGGAGCACGCCGTCCGCGCCGGGGAAGACGAGGTGCGGCGCCACGCGCGCCAGGTCCTGGGCGATGACGCCGAGCCACCGGCGGCCCGGGATCGCCAGGTACTCCCAGGTGGCCAGCGGCACGCCCGGGAGCAGGTGGGTCTTGAGCCGGCGGATGGCGCGCTTGATCCGCGCGTCGGATCCACCCGAGAGCAGGAGCGGCAGCAGCGAGCTGATGGTCTGCGAGCCGGCCTGCCCGGCGCCGCCCGCGAGGTCGCTCCAGAACTGCTGGTTCGCCTGGTAACGCCCCATGTCGGCCGCGTCCTGCATCCCGAGCGAGCGGAGGTAGTCCGGACCCTCGGCGAGCCCGGCGCGCTGGAAGTCTGGCATCTGCGTCAGGCCCTGGAGCTTCGCGAGCTCCTCGTATGGCATCTGCCGCCCGCGGATCAACTCCGAGAGGCTTTGCCCGCGCGCCGCCAGTGACTGGCCGAATGCCTGCTGCTGGGCCTGCTGCCCCTGGCCGAACGCTTGAGCGCGCGCGCCGCTGTAGGCGTCCTCCCGCTCCTGCCCCAGCTGCGACATTGCCCCGCGCGCCGCCTGGCTGTTGGGGTCCAGTCCCTGGTTGAGCAGCCGCGTCCGGAGCGCATCCTCGCGCTGGTTGAAGGCCGGGTCGAGCCGTCGGGCGGACTCGCCGTAGGTGGTCTCGTAGGCGCGCTTCCCCGCCTCCTCGCCGTAGTTGAGGGCCGGCAGGCTGGAGAAGTCCACCCCGCCCATGCCGCCGATCTGCTGGCTCAGGTTACCGGCGGCTGTCCCGAGCCCGCCTGCGAGCGCGGTGGTCTGCTGTGGCTTGCCGTCGGGCCCGACCGTCCACGAGGTGGAGGCGAAGGGCGTGGACTGCCCCGGCCGGTTCTGTGCGGTCTGCTGCGCGAGGTTGGCGGCGTTGCCCTGGGCCGTCTTCTCGGCCGCGGAGGCGTAGTCCGGTGTCGGCGGGGGACCGCCCAACCCCATGCTGTCGGCCTGGGTGTTGATCCAGTCCTGCGCGCGCTCGACCCCGCGCCCCCCGTTGAACACCTTGTCACCGATCGCCCACGGGGCCGTGAAGGGGTTGAGGTACGGGAGGACGCCCGCGGCGTCGCCGAACACGGTCGAGCGCGGTCTGGGCTGGCCCTGCTGCGCCTGGCCGGCGCCGCCGTACTGCGGGGGCTGCTGCTTCGGTCCTTGGCTCATGGTTACCCACCTCCCGCCGCAGGGGCGGCGACATGCTCCACGTGGAACATCCTACCGCCGCCCGGCTTCGGGAGCAGCCACCGGCACTCCTCCCGCCTCATCTCCGAGAGCACGAGGTCCACCCCGTCCGCCCAGCCGTCCTGCAGGCGGTAGACCTGCCGGAACCCGAGCCGGCTCGCCAGCGCGAGCCCGCGGTGGTTGTCGGCCGGGGTGAGGCCGTAAGCCACCTTCACGCCGATCTCCTCGAACGGGTAGGAGAAGGCTGGCCGGACGAGCGCGAGCGCCGCGCGGGGATCCGGCAGCGCCACGTGCATCTGCACCGCGTTCTCAGTCCAGCCGTCGTAGCCGACCATCCCGCGCACCTGGCCGGCGGCGGTGAGCGCGACGATGCCACGCCAGCCGCCGCCGAAGCGGTACCGGGTCTGCTCGAAGAACCAGAGCGCGTGCTCCGGGCTGGCGGCGGTGACGATCACCACACGCCCCCGTTTTCCATGTAGAGATCCACCCCGATGAGCGTGGTCCTGCTGGTGACGTTGCCCATCAGCCAGAGCGCCACGTCCCGGCCAACCCCCACCACGCCACGCTGCGGTAGCTGCGGCGGGAGCTCGCCGCTCCACAGCCCGACGTCCCAGCGGTCCACGTCCCACCCGGAGCCACCGGGGAGCCCCACGGGCGCGTCCGGCTCGGTGGTGTCGAAGTCGTAGCGCGCGGTCACCTGCACCACCGGCAGGATGGAGCCCGTCTTCAGCGACACGCGGGCGAGCACCGGGTGCTTATGGTTGGACTGCCCGAGCGAGCGGAACCCCGTGAGCACCTTCCACGTGATGGGGCTGTAGCTGTTGGGGTTGGAGAGCAACCGCGCGTCCAGCGCTCCGTCGTTCACGCACACCCGACCGTCGGTCGTCCCGAAGTAGAGCAGCCCCTGCCAGACGGCCGCGCTGAACATCGGCAAGTCCTCGTACACGGACCAGCCCTTGGTCGCGAAGCTCATCGCCAACTGGTACGGCTCCTGCCCGCCCGGCGCCGGTACGAGCACCAACAACGTGTTGTCGTTCGGGTGGAGCACCATCGACCACCCGAGCAGATGGCCGGAGTAGGCCACGGCCTGGTTGAAGATGGGCTGGATCCGCTGAGTTTGGTACTGCTCGCCGCCCTCGGCGCCGACGACGAGCTTGGAGAGTGGAACGCTACCCAGGGTGGAGAGCAGGAGCATCTCCCCTCCGAAGTCGGTGGCGATCCGCCGCCCCTTCGGGAGCCCACCGACGGACCAGCACCCCTTGATCCCGAAGGTGCTCGCGGAGGCCGGGTCCGTGCCCTGGTAGATGACGACGTCCCCGGCCGACGACACGCCGACGAGGAGCGTCTCCATCCCGCCGCTGTTGTCGTAGCTCCAGTTCCACAGCCCGACGAGCGCGCCGCCTTTGCTCATCTTGGCCCCGAAGTCGAAGCTGTTGGCCGTCCCGGCCACCGCGCCCGCCTCCAGGTACCAGGCCCGGGTGGTGTTCCGCTCCACCAGCCACACCCTGGACTTCCACACGGCGGCGAAGACGAGGTTGGCCGGGTCCAGGGACAGCCCGGCGCGCTGGTCCGCCAGCGACGGGCCAATCGCCCCGGTGACGGAGGCCGACACGTAGTCCCAGCGCGTCGAGCCGTCCACGATGTTGGCGCCCGTCCCGGACGGCCCGGTCGCCGGCGCCACCGCGCTGGTCCCGGCCGTGTCGCAGACGTAGACGTTGCCGCCGTTCACCACGCGGTCACCCACCTGATAGGCGGTGGCGTTGGCCCAGGCGACCGTCGTCCCGGCCGGCACCCTCGTCCAGGCGACGGCGGGCTCCGAGTAGCGGTAGAGCCCGTTCGCCTCGTCGCAGGCCATCAGGAAACCGCCGGCCTGGGTGGTCACGGCCACCGAGGCAACGTACCCGGCGTCCCCGATGGTCGTCACGAACGACACCAGCGGCGCGCCGAGGACACCCTGGGTGGTGCAGTCGTAGATGCCCACCTGGGTGGCCGCGAAGAGTTTGTTGGAGGAGCCGTCGGTCCGGGTGCCCGTGAAGGGGATGACCGATCGCACCTCGTTCGAGGCGAGACCGGCCAGCCCAGTGCACCACTCCCGCCACCCGAGCCGCGTCTGGCAGCCCATCTCGCCGCCCACCACGTTCACCAGGCGCAGGGCCTCGAGCGGGGCGAGCTCGTCCGGCGGGGTGACGGCGTTCATCCCCGCGACCGGCGCCGGGAAGCGGATGGGAGCAGACCGGGATGACATCGCCGTCAGGTCCCCCACCCGGTGGGCGGGATGTTGTGCTCACCGAGCAACTGCGTGTTCTCCCGGCGGTTCATGCTGAGGACACCGCCGGGCGCGTCCGCCGAGCGCAGCTTCTCCAACCGCGAGTTGTAGGCGCGCTCCGCCTCCACGGCGTCGAAGCCCTTCTCGCGCCGCCAGTAGAGCTTCAGCCCCTTGACCAGGAGCTCCTCGTCGTACAGAGGCACATCGCTGGAGAGCGTCGGGGCCTCCTTGGTGCCGAGGGTCGGGAGGCCCGTGGCCGCCACCCAGTACGAGGAGACGTACTCGAAGGCGAACTCCACGCCGCCCGGCGTGCCGGAGTCCGGGTAGAGGGAGACCCCCTGGGCCGTGAAGCGCACGAAGATGTAGCCGGCCGTGGAGAGCCCCCACGCCTTGAGGCGCTGGAACTCCGGCCCACCGATGGGACCTGGGCGCACGTCGTTGCTTCGGTCCCACACCGTCTGGGGGATGTGGCGGTCGAAGCTCGGGGGCAAGGAGTAGAGAGGGAGTCCCGCCGTCGTGGTATAGACGGCCGGCCGGGTGAGTTGGCTCCAGGCGTGCTCCTTCACCAAATCCTTGCCCAACGAGACGAAGAGGTCGCGGAGCTGGACGATGGTGGCGTCCGTCGAGGCGTACGGGTCCGCCGCGGTGGACAATCCCAGTTGGGTGCAGGCGCGGTTGAGGATCGCGCCCGCGGTGGCCGAGAACGGGACCGGCACGGACTACTCCCTCTTGGACCGGCGCTTGTGCTTGTCGGCGACGCCCTCGGGCTGGGCGGGGTCATCGCCGACCGGCACCGTCTCGGACGCGGCGGGCTCGCCCTGCTTCACCTCGTCCTGACGGGCCGCCAGGGCCTGCTGGAGCTCGGCAGCCGAGGCCTCCGCGGCGGACGCGCGGCGGACCGCCTCTTCCAGCGCCTCGGCGAGGGACTCCTTCGCGGCGCGGTCACGGTCGGCCAGCGCCGCCATGCCCTCCAACTTCATCTTGAGGTCGGCGTTGGTCCGAGCCGCCTCCTCGAGCGCGGCGGCAAGCTCGGCCACCTTCTTCAGGGCCTCGTCCCGCTCCGCGAGGGTGCCGGACGCGTCCTCCGCCTCGGCACCGCCTGCCTTGAACGCCTCGTACTCCGCCCGCCAGCGATGCCTGTCGTCGTCCGTGGCCGGCCGCACCACCTCGTTGTGCGAGTCGGCTTGCAGCGCCACGTGCTCCACCAACTCGGCGTTACCGTCAGCCTTGGTGATCAGCCGCAGCTCGAAGCGCGCCTTCATCGGGCACCGCCCTTCCCGCCCTTGCTCGGCTTGTCGACGACCGCGATCACCGGCCCACCCGCGGGCTCGGCCATCAGCGCGGCCTGGACGGGCTCGGTGGTGAACGGCGTCGCCGCGGGCGGGACGCTGGGCGCGGCCCGGGCGCCCATGCTCCGCACCTCGTCCATCAGCGCCTGGATCTGCATGTCCTGCTGCTTCATCCGCTCGCCCTGCTGCGCGAGGGCGGCCTCGAGCTGCTCGGCCCGCTGGCGCTCCTGCTCGCGCATCGCCTGCACCATCGCCAGCGGGGCCTCGGCGCGGGTCCGCGCCAGGTACTCGCTGGCGCGGTCGCGGAGCGCCTTGAAGCCCCGGAAACCATCGCACACGGTGTCCGGCAAACCAGCCAGCTGCTCCACGGTGTGAATGGGGCTCCCGGGGAGGTGCCGCATCTCCTCCACCTGGTCGGCGGTGAGGATGGGCGGCGTGACGTGCACCAGCACCATCAGCGGGGTGCCAGCGGCGGTCGCCTGGTCCCGCTTCGACCTGAAAGCCGCCCACTGCCGCGGGAAGCGCCGGGCGTCCACGTCGCCGGGGCCGCCGTCAGGGAGCAGCTTCTTCGGGTCCACGCGGGCCTCGCGGTCCACGATGGTGTCCTTGTCCCCGGGGTTGCGGATGGAGACGTACACCACCCCCTTGTAGATGGGGCGGCCGGCGTTGGTGGAGCAACAACCCTCGCCCGGGGTCCGCGGGGCCACCTTCGGCGCCTGCGGCAGCTGCATCTGGGCCGCGAGCAGCAGCCCGTCGAGCCCCTGGGGCGCCGGCGCGCGCTGGGCCGCCGCGCAGTCCGAGCACATCACCGCCTCGCGCGACTTCTCGTAGAAGCGGACGTTGAGCTTCGCGTCCGCCGCCGCCGCCGGGCCCATCTGCGAGGCCACTCCCAGTCCGTGGGCCTCCGGGGTGCCCAGCATGAAATCGTAGTACTCCGCGTCCGCCACCTGCATGTCCGCTCCTCCTGTCGTTACGCCTGCTTCTGGTTTTGGTTGCCACCCACGTCGTCAGGAACGTGCGCCCACCCGGTCCTCGAATGTATCCGTGAAATGCACGTCTGGTGGACGCCGAATACGCGTCCGACGGCAGCCTGAGTCATGCCCTCAGCAAGCATCTTGCGAATCATCCGCACGTCTTCGTCCGCGATCTTGGCGTTCGCATTTCTCTCGCCTCGCGCCTGCCGTCCCTTCGCGTTGCGGTCGTGGTTGTTCTCCGCGGGCGTGCCAAGAAAGAGATGTTCCGGGTTGCAGCACGGTGGGTTGTCGCAGTGGTGACAAACAACCCGGGCGGCCGGGATCGGACCAAACGCCTTCTCAAAAGCAACCCGGTGCGCTTTGTGGTCACGTCTCCCTGCGCGAAGGGTGCCGTATCCGTCCCGGTCACGAGCCCCGGACCATTCCAGACAGCCGGTGACCTCGTTCTTGACCAGGCGCTGCTCAAACGGGACGGCTCGTGCCACACATCGCTGCGCGGCAAGTTCGCGAGCAAGACACCCGCGTTGACGCATGCACAACCTCCTTGGGTGGAGCGGAGAGTGCCAGACCGCATCGCCCCACCCAAGGAGAATCATGAATCACTGCGAAAGCCCATCGTCCATCAGGGGATACGAGATCTCGAACTCCGCCTGGCCGGTGGCCGGCGTATCGATGGCGCTCGCCCCCTTCGCGTTCTTCACCCGGTCCCCGGCCACCACGGCGTCGTCCACGCTCCCGTCGGTGGCGGTGGCGTAGACGTTGCCGTCGTCAGCGAAGGCGGCGAGGCACTTGCCCACCGCCTTGCCGAAGACCTGGTACCAGCCGTACTGGCTGGCCACGTTCGCCGACATCGCGATGGCCACCGGCCCGATGGCGTTCGCTGCCAGGAGCGCGGTGGTGTGGTCGTCCTGGTTGTAGGTGACCCAGGAGCCGGCCGCGGTGTTGGCCACCCCCTTGAGGTAGATGAACTCCCCGATGCCGTTGTCGTTCCCGAGCTCCACGCCCTGGACGCGGGTGCCGAGCACCTGGTTCTTGGTGGTGGAGGTCTGGTCGATGGGCTGGGTTCCCGCCAGCGGCGAGGTGATCTTCCAGTTGGTCGTGTAGGCCATTGTCGTGCCCTCGTTCTCTTTCTCCGGTGCCCGAGGCCCGGCCTAGTTGCCGTTGAAGTAGCCCTGCACGAAGCTGATGGAGGTGGTCAGGTTGCCGGCCCAGGCGATGAACTGCGCCTCGACGTCCTGGTTCAGCGCCCACCGCTTGTTGGGCGAGAGCGGCACCATGTTGCGCCGCGAGTGCGGCCGCAGCCGGATGTACTTGGTGGTCAGGAAGTGCCCCACGCCGGAGGCCTGGTAGCCGCCGACCCCGCCATCCAGCACCACGTCGGCGCCCATGAACTTGATGGACTCGAACCCCAGCTCCGCCTGTCGGGTCTCCGTGAAGCGCTGGAGCACCTGCAGCGAGTTGGCGAAGGCGGTGTAGAGGGTGTTGTCGAAGATGATGAGGTCCGGCTTGTCCGCGCCACGGCTGCAGGCGACATACAGGGAGGTCATGGCCCCCTGGATGGTCGCCGCCGTCTGGACGCCGATGGCCCCGGTGGTCTTGTTGCGCCAGAAGCTGTTGGCGGAGACGGAGCGGTCGATACCGCCGTAGGTGCCCGTGGTGGGGTCGCTCACCACCGCCGCGCCCAGGCCGGTGATTTCGCGCCCGCCGTAGCTGGTGCCGTCGCCATACACCGACTGCGCCATGCGGTTCATCATGGTCCGCTCGGCGTTGGCGAGCCGGCCCTCGAGCAGGTCGATGATCTGCTCCCGCCCGGAGTTCTGCAGCCCCTCGAGCCCAGTCATCACCACCGCGATGGCGCACTGCTTGATCGCGAACTCGGCGGCGGTGAGCACGTCCCCCTGGGCCATCGCGAGCGTCTCGGCGCCGCTGTACCACTGGAAGTTCGGGTTCTCCTGCCAGTCGAGCTCCTCGGTGACTTTGTGCCCGCCGGAGAACGACTTGATGTTTCCCTTCGAGTTGAGGCGGGAGAAGAGGACGTTGTTCTTCGTGGTGTTGTCGGCGAGCTCTCCGCTGCGCGACTCGATGGTGGTCGCGAGGATCTCGCTGTAGTTGGCGTTGGCCGGCATCGGCGTCGGCTCCTTCTCGGTCGTGGGTCCACTGCGCTGGGGCTTTCAGCGCGTGGACGACCGAGGATGGCCGTTCGCCGCTCCCGGCCCTACACCGGGTCCGCTCGACGCTCAGAGGCCGTGGGCGCTCGCGGCGGCCAGGAGCTGCGCCCTCAGGCCCTGCGGCTTCGGCGCGGGGCTGCTGGTCGGCTCTGTCCGCACGGACGAGGAAGCTGCCTGGGCTTGTCGTGTGGCCGCGTTCGCGGTCACGGCTCGCTGGGCTTCCTCCCGCTGCCTGAGCGCCTCCCGGACCTCCGGGTTGAGCAGGCAGGCGCGAGAGTAGATGTCCTTCATGGACAGCGCAAGGGGGGGCTGCCGGCGGCGCACCCGGGCCGCATTCTCCCGATCGTGCATCTCGATGAGCTCCGCCATGTACCAGCGCACGGAGCCCGGTGCCGCGCCCTGCCCCGGCTCGATCTGCTCGAGGAACTCGTTCTGTGGGTCGCTCTCGAACGCACTCCACTCGGCGGCCTGAGTCGCCGCCAACTGCTCGACCTGGGAGCGTCGGTTCTGCTGGGCGTGGGCCAGTATCTCGTCCACCCGAGGGTCGCGGAAGTCCGCTGGGTTGGGCGCCTGCTGGCCGGCGGGCGCGGGCTGCGGTTGCGTCTGGGAGGGTTGGGCCGCCTTCCCCTCCAGGGCATCGGCGAGCAGCTCCACGTTGATGCCGAATCGGTGGATCATATCCGCCCCGATGGCCGCGCGGGTCGCCGGGGTACCATTGGTGAGCGCGTGGACCGTCCCGAGGTAGCCACCGAACGCCTTGGCCAGGCTTCCGCCCTCGGCCTGGAGCAGCGCCTGGTACGGCTTCGCGGCCTGGCGGAGCTCGTCCAGCGCGGCATCGGTCTCCTGGGCCCGACGCTCGGTCGCCGCGGCCTTGGAGAGCGCCTCGCGGACCTCCCCCTCCCGGCGGAGGATCTCCGCCTGGGCCTCTGGGGGCACCTTCTCCCACGCCTCCTTGGCGCCTGCGCGCCAACTCGCCGGGGCCCGCGACTTCGGCTTGACCTCTCCCTCGGTGGCGGGCTTCCCGTCGGCAGGTGCTCCCTGGGCCTGGGCGGGCTGCGCCGGAGCGCCTGGCGCGGCGGCGGCAGCGTCGGGCTGCGGCACCTCTCCTGTCGGCGCGGCGTCGTCCTTCCGGAGGAACTTCCCGTCTGGGCCGCGGTCCACCGGCTTCAGGACGGGCTTCTTCTCGACGATGGGCCCGGCCTTGCCCTCGGGGCGGGCGGGCTCGCCGGGGGTCGCACTGGCTGGGGTCGGCGTCGGCTCGGGCGCGGGCCCGGCGGCATCCACCACCTTCGACAGGCTCTCCCTGATCGACGGGCCCTTCGAGGCGGGCTGTTCGGTCGGCATCGTGGTCTCCTTCATCAGTGCCTGGTGTGCGGCGCTGGGGTGTGCTGAGTCTAGAATCCTACACGGTCTTGCCTGCCGGCGGCAGCCATGCAGACAACCCGGTGATGCTCGGTTCCTGGTTTTGGATTCCGAGAACCGAGGCTCTGAGATTGGCCACGCGACGCTCTGCCGACATCCCGTACATATGCTCGTCCAGCCCTCGCTGAATCGAGCGCTCCGCACGGACCAACCGCCGATCCAGATCGTCGAACCGCCGCCACTGCTCTTCACTCAGAACCACGGCCATGGAACCACCTTTCGCTGTTACATCGGCGATGGGTACTGCGCGGCGAATCTGATGGCCGCCTGGCGGCGGGTCGTGGCCAGCCACCACGCCCGCGGTGGATCGACCGTGGGATCGCCCAAGGTCATCGGCGCCGCTTCCCGGCCTGGTCGACCGCGCGCTTCAGGTGCTCGATCCGGCGCTCCCGGTCGTACCTGTTGTCGGTGAACGCGCGCTCGCGTTCATTCGCCTTCTTGGCCCAGGTCTCCTTAAAGTCGGACTCCATGGTGAGCCCGTGCCGCTCCATGTACTGCCGGTGCTTACGGCGCGTGTCCAAGGGGGTGCCGTCGGTGGCCGTGAGGTGGCCGTAGATCTCCTCCTCGGAGGTGCGCGGGGCGTCGCGCCCGACGGCGTCCCAGTCCTCGGCGACTTCCACCGGCCCGGGAAGCGGCTGGCCGCCGGAGGTGTAGACCCACCTTCGGATGCCCCGCTGCCGTGGCCCCGACTGCGGCTGCTCTGGATCGGCCGTCCCCTGCCCCAAGCGTTTGGGAAGACTCACATCGGTCGCGCTCACCGCCGGCGCGGCGCCGATGCCTGACCCGATGCCTACCGCCTGTGCCGCAGCGGAGGGCGCCGAGCCCAAGGCCTCGGTGAGCGCCTCGCGAGCTGCGGCCTCCGCGTCTCGGTCCAGGTCGAAATCATCCGGCATGCTCGGTCCTCCCGAAGGTCTATCGCGTGAACGGCTGGCCAATTCGTCCTTCGGCTGCGAGCAGGCGGGCGGCCGCAGCGCACGGGTCCTCTCCACGGCGAATCAGGATCGTTTCCACTGCCGCCTCGGCGGCCCAAGGCTCGACCTCTAAATGCCAGGACACGCCGGGACCGGGTCGGTCGACTACCAACTCGACACCCCCTCCACCGCAATCGCGCGCGCGGCGCACTGCCGCGAACGCTCGGCCGACAGCCTCGGCTCGCCCACGAAGAGCGTGGTCATCGATCGGACGGACCTCCGCGCCTCGCCATTGAGCGCTCGCCGGCGGCAGGCGGGGCGCCGGGTGAGGGTCGAATACCCGGCGCCCGGACACGAGCAACGACTCATCCAGTTCGTGTGTCAGCCAGTTGCGGACGGCCATGCGGACCCGCTCGACCAGCGACGCTGCCAGCGCGGCGTCATCGCGAGCGCAGACCAGTTCCAACTCCTGGAGGACGATTCGGGTGAAGCTTAGGTTTGGCACGCCCGTGTCTCGGTGCGGAACCTGGGCGTGAATCGTCGCCATCAACATCCCGTCTGTGGGGCGCGGCTCGACCTGCAGCCAGAGCCCCCATGCCTTCAGGGGCCAGCCGAACGTGATCGACCTCAGGATGCGAGCAGCGGCTTCGAGCGTCATCGTGATCCAGCGGGCTGCGATGAGTCCATCTTAGAAGGCGCGACATGCCGGCCGCCTCGCTCGTGGTCGTGCAGCGCCATCTCGAACAAGTCCAGCGCCTCGGCTCGGGACAGATCGCGCCACTCGGCCGCCGGCGACCTCGCCACCTCTATCGCTGGCTCGTGGGTGCGGCGGAACAACACCGTGCCGCAGTACAGCGCCCGGGCTCCGTCAGGGAGGGCATCGAACCAGATGCGACGATGGGCTGCTTGGTTCTCGTCGTCGATCATGCGCCACCGCCATCACCTTGAGCCTCAGCCAGCGCAACGAGTGCCTCATCCAGCGACGCTGCCGCCGGTCCGGCGCTGTCGCGGAGCACCTCGTCGGCGAGTTCGAGCAGGGCAATGTTCTGCGCGCACGTAGGCGACCGTCCACGGTGTCCGGCGCAATGGGTGGGGTCCTGGTCCCGGCACGGCGCGTCACCGCCGCCGATCAGCGTCAGCTCATCGTACTGCGCGGCCCGGCGGAGAGATCCCGCCAGGCTCGCGACCAGCTGTCGCAGTTCCTCAACCACCGGCGGCCCCGGAGACGCCCGGCTTGCACGTGGCGCACCTCGGCTTCTCGGGCGGCGGCGGCTGGCACCGCGTCTCGTCCGACGGCCGACAGGCCGGCCCACCATCTGGCGCCGGGTAGAAGCACCGGCAGACTCCTGCGGCGTCACACCGATATATCTGCGGCGACGGGCAGGAGGGCTCGCTCGCGGTGGGTGGGGCCGCAAGCAGGGCGATCAGCAGGATGCAGATCACGGGGCGATGTACCCTTGGACGTTCAGGGTCTTGCTCCCAGCGACGCTGTGAATCCAGCAGATCTCGCTGTTCGCGGCGACTTTGATGGGCTGGCGGAACTGCTGCGCCACCGAGGTCTTGGCGAGGCTACCCAGCCCCCAGAGGACGGCGGTGCCGCTCCCGCAGGTTCCGCCGGTCCCGGACTTGATCGTCATGTAGGCGTCGGCCGTCGTCACGTCCCCGTCGACCGACGAGGCGAACGAGATGTCGGAGATGTAGAGGCTGAGCCCCGCACCAGGGGCCGCACAGGAACCGCCCACCGCCGTGAGCGTCGTGGCGGTGCTCGTAGCCACCCGGCAGTTGAAGGCGTTGGGGTGCCGCGTGGTGACGATGGGGATGCGCTCGAGCGTGGAGACCGCGTAGGCCACGTCGCCAGCGGTGACGGCCGAGGGCTGGGCTGCGTCGGCGATGGCCTTCACGCCCACGGGCACAGGATTGCCGGCGATGGCCGCGTCGTCCGCCGCGCCGCCGATCACCTCCAGTCGCCCGGTGCTGTCCGTCTTCAGAGACTGGGCGAGGGTGCCATCCTGGCCCGCGATGAGCGTCGGGTTGCCGGACACCGCCGCACCGTCCGCGGCCCCGCCGGCAGTGGTGATCGTCGGCATGCCCTGGATGGTGACGAGTTGGGAGCCGGTGCTCTTCTCTAGGACCACCGTGGCGGTGCCCGACGTGTAGGCCGTGCAGGTGACGCGGAAGTTGGTAGCCCCGGCCGTGTTCGCGTACCACTTGCCGGTACCGGTGGTGGTCGTCACCCCGGTCCCGGTGATGTTGGTGGTGGGGATGGGCGCCACCACCACCGGGAAGCTCACCCAGGTGGAGCCGAGGTCATAGGACGCCTGGAAGGTCAGCGTCGCGGTGAAGGTGCCGGTCACCTGGATCGCCACCACGTTGGTCCGGGCCTCCGAGCCCGTGTACATGTTCTGCCCGGCGGACAGGTAGGTCTCGACGGCCACCGAACTGCCGGTGGTGGCGGTACCGGAGGAGACGTTGGCGTTGAGGACGGTGATGGATCCGCTCTTGCCGTTGGCGCTCGCCGCGAGAAGGGGCGGAGCGAGGGCCAGGCCGAAGAGGAGGGTGGAGTAGGCGAGGATGCGCTTCATGGGTGGCGGCCCTTTCTGGTGGAGGTTGGCCTGGCCCGCTGTTGGGCTGGCGGAACCGTACCGGCCATGGAAACCGCGCGTCAAGAAGCGGACGGAGGCTTGCGAGTCGCTGGCCCCGGGGAAGAGGCGGGACGCACAACCGCAAGCGAGACCCTCGGCGGGGCGATCTTGGTGGGCTCGTGCGAGATCTGGAACTCCCGCATCGCCCCGTCGAGGTGCGGCAGGTACTCCGCAGCCGCCGCCTCGGGCAGGCGCGGCATGATGGCTCGGAGTTGGGCGAGGGTGAGCTCCACGGAGCAGCTACTCGTCCGACTTCGCCGGCAGCGGGATCATCTCGATGCAGTCCGGTTCGACCGTCGTCGTCGAACCCAGGTAGCCCGGCCGCGGCACAACCACCAGACCGTCGTCGTGGCCGCGGACCTCCACAACGTCGCCCACCTCGAACAACTCGGTCTCCTTGGTGAAGCGGACGTTCCACCCGACCCGAAACCGTTCGCTGAGCGGGCGCTTGTCTGGCGGTGGAGCGTTGGCCGCACGGTTGAGTCGATCGATAGCGGCCTGCATCGAGGACGGCTGGCACTTGTTGCAGACCACGCCGGTGATCTGGCCATCGTTGACAAAGGCGGCTGTCAGAGAGTCTGTGATCAAGATACTGCACCGCGAGCAGGTGAGTGGCACGCTCACGCGAGACATCGATTCACGGCTCGCAGGAGCGCGGGGCGGGGTCGGCGAGTGCGCGGCCGTCACGTCGAGGATGCACGTCGGGGCACCTGGAGCGCATACGCGGACCTGCAGAATCCTGCGCATCAGGAGGCGGCCGAACGCCTCGTACTCGTTGCGGCCGGTTTCGTAGATCGCCCCGTAGGTCGCCACCGGAGTGGCGGTCACGGAGGCGATGAAGTCCTCGTCGGGCCGATCTGTAGTCATGTGGGCCAGAACGGGATGGTTGCTGCGCCGTTCGATCATGATGTCCGGGATCGGCTGGGGTGAAGCGGACGCGCAGGGCGGTGATGGATTCGGCAAGATCGCCAGCTTCAACTCGACCAACTTCTGGACCGCGGCGCCCAGGCGCTCAACGTCACCGCCGCCCGGCAACCCCATTCCCGAAGTCATAGCCCGGCTCCCGATGATCCGCTCCACCAGGTCCCGGACCTCCACCAACGACTGCAGGTCCGAGTCCGAAATCTCGTGCGTCGCCATCGGCGTCCTCTCCTTTCCAGGCCGTGAGTGAGGTCGCCGGCCAGCGCTTCACCGGCGACGATGCCCACGGGTGCGCCGCGCCGTCAAGCCGCTGCGGCGTGGATCAGAGCCCGCCGAACGGCGCAGCGGGCGGCGGGCGCACCGGCACCTCCGTCGCCGCCAACTTCCTGTTCCGCTCCTCCACCGCGTTCCACACCGTCTGGGCCCGTTGCTTCGCTTCCTCGGCCTGGACGTCTGCCTGCGACCGCGCCAAGTCCGCCCGGAGTTCCGCGTCGACCTTCGCCAGGTCGGCCTGGGACTTCGCCTGCACCGTCCGCTGCTTGGCCTGCTCGGCCATGAGTTTCGACATGTCGGGAGGAGGACCGCCCTGCGCCTGCTGGGGCTGCTTCGCCTGCTCGGTCGCGGCGTCCACCGCGGAGTCGATGACGCCCTCAATCTCCTGCGAACCCTTGAGCGAGGCCACCGCCCACCGGAGAACCTTCAGCAGGAAGGGCATCGAGCCAGGCATCGTCTGGGCGACGGGCAGCGTGGCCTGGACGAACTCCCCGATGGCCTGCACCACCTCCAGGCGCTCGCTCTTGATGGCCGCGAAGTCCGCCATCCCCACGGCCTCGGGCTTCACTTCGATGCGCAGCCAGAACAGCCGCTCCTTGATGAGCCTGGCGGCGCGCTCTGCCCGCGGGGCGTCGGTGGTCATCAGGATGTTGGACCGCGCCACGATGGTGGCCACGTCGAAGTGCTTCGAGATGATCTCCGCCCTGAGCCGCAGCGTCCCGGCGGCGAACTCCGCCACCTTGTCCTGCAGGCTCTGTCCGCGCAGGGACGCGAAGCGCGCCTTGACCGCCGCCTCGCCTGGCGTCCCGTTCTCCAACTGCTGCCCGCGCACCAGGTCCGAGTCCCCGGTCACCTGCATCAGCATCGCCACGTCCTCGGAGCGGAGGTCGCGGAGCTTGTCCATCGCCGCCACCATGTCGGCCAGCGGGAGCATCTGGAACGCCCCCGCGAAGCCGCCGCGCTCCATGAACTTCGCCCACATCTCCACGGGGATGAGCTCCCCCGACTTCCCGCCGCTGAGCAACGTCCCGAGCTCCTGGAACGCCTTGTCGTAGACGCCGCGGACGACGACGCTCTCCTGGAGCTCGCGGATGCGGCCGGTCAGGTTGTTGATCTCCCGGTACAGGTCCTGCGCCAGCACGTACGGCGGCCGCGGCACCAGCGTGCTCGAGGTGGCCAGCGAGAGCAGCGGCTGGCAGCACGGGAAGAAGTTCTCCAGCCCTAGCGGGTCCTGCTTCCGGTCCAGGATGGTGGGGTAGCCCTCCGCCCACCAGAACACCTGCCGGTCGTCCTCCTTGCTCCACACCTCCCACACCCGCGCGCGGCCCCACGGCTGGGCGGTCGGCCCGTCCTCCGAGCCCGGCCGGCGGTTCTTCAGCGGCACGGCGCGGCCGATCTCCTCGCCAAACCGCTTCACCAGCTGGCGCCTGGACATGTCGCACCCGAAGGCGACCCAGCGCACCTCCTCCCAGGTGCGGCACGGGCTCCAGCGGAAATCCCGCCAGTGCACGTAGTCGACGCATGCGTCCTCGAGCGGCTTGGTCTCAACGTCCGGCACGGCCGGGGCGATCTCCACCACCGCGCCCGTCGCCGGGTCCACCCTCGTCATCGCCGGTTTCCCCGGCAGCACCTGGATCGGCCCGGTCTCGTACCGGACGCGCTTGGCCCCCAGCCCAGGCAGCAGCCGGTCGTCCACCGCGTGTCCAAGCGCCTGGGCGAAGGTGTCGGAGGCCCGCTCGATGTCGGTGTTGAGCAGGCGCTCCATCATGACCGCCGCCACCCGCGCGTCGTCGTCGTCCGCGTCCATGAAGCGTCGCGAGACGGTCACCTTCGGCACCTGGGCGTAGAGTTGCCGGCGCTGGTTCTCCACGTTGGCGGTGAAGAGCTCCCATCGCGCTGGCTCGTCCTCCTTCGGGAGCACGTCCTCGCAGCGGTATCGCTTCTCCACTTCCTCGCCGGCCTTGTGCCAGGACTGGAGCTCCTTGTCGGAGGTCTCCAGCTCCGCCTTCCAACGGGACGCCCACCCGCTCGGGGTGTCCTCGAAGTCGTCCGGCTGCTCGGTGTCGCTCGTGGGGTCCGCCATAGCGGGCGACGGTAGCTGAGTCGCCCGCTATAGCGCCACCGTCACGCCCGCTGGGCCTTGAGGATGTTCGAGGGCTCGGCGATGTGGCTGAACGGGCTGTCGAGCGGCTCGACGGCGACGAGGCGCCACTCCCCATCGACCTCCACGAGCATCTCGGCCTTGTCGCCCTGGCGGCGCAGCCACGCGCCGGTGATGGGGATGGGCTTCTTGTCAACCGGGCTCGCGGCGGACTCGGTGGCCAGCGCCCTCACCAAGGATTGGAAGAGCCTGTCCTTGCGCCGCTGCTCCTCGGGCAGATCACCGTAGGACACCAGGCACGGGTGCTCCTTCTTCGCGGGGTCCTTCACCGGCCCGTACTTCCAGCCGTCCCTGAGTTTGTCCGCCATCCAGGAGTCGTGCTGGGCGCGGGCCGGCGCGTTCGGGTTCTCGCGGGCGAAGGCCACGCCATCGACCGCGCTCTTCCGCTGCCACTCCTCGGCTTGGTCCCACGGCTTCTGGCTCGCGTCGCCGATGCTCTCGCAGTAGGCCCGATTGGCTTCGTGGCACACCCTTGCGATCTGCTCGTTCGTCATGCCGCACCTCCCTCGATCACGCCGAGGACGTCTTCCTCGCGGAGGATGAGGTGGTCCTCGCCCTCGATCTTGATCTCGGTGCCGGCGTACTTGCTGAAGAGCACGGTGTCGCCCGCCTTGATGTCCAGCGGCCGCACCTTGCCGTCCTCGAGGACCTTGCCATTGCCCACCGCGACCACCTTGCCCTCGAGCGGCTTCTCCTTCACGACATCGGGGATAATGATCCCCCCGGGCGATGAGGTCTTCTCCGGGGTCCTCCGAACAAGGATCCGGTCCTGCAGTGGTCTGATGTTCATGCTCTCCTCCTGTTGGGGTTGAACGCCCCGTGTCGCCGGGGCCACGCGGACATCATCAGGCGGCCTGGGACCGCTGCGTCTCGGGCCCGGCCACCGCGTGGAATTCCGGGTGCTCCATCAGGCAGCACGAGCAGCCCCCGGCGATGCAGATTGCCGCGTTGTCCGCCACGTGGTCACCCATCGCGTGCGCGCAGTTCGAGCAGGCCAGCGCCAGCGCGCCCTCGTACCCGTCGTACTTGATCAGCGTCGCCCCGCCGTGACCGTGGATGGCCTGCGCCTCCCTCGCCGACGCGTACACAGTGGTGGAGCGGTACTGCGTCCGCCAGCGGATGACGGTGGTCCCGTCCGAGAAAACGCAGCCCTCCGCCACCAGGCCGTTGCCGCTGACGCCGGTCTTGTCCTCGGTCCGCTCCAGCCTGAACGTCCGCGGTGCTCCGATACCGCCGATGGATCCGTCGTGTTCCGTCTTGTTCATTGCGATTACCTCTCTGGCTTGGGTTGTTGCCCCGTCTGGCCGGGGCCACGCGTTCAAGCCTCCTGGCCTGTAATCATGGGCCCGGAGGCCGAGGCCGGAAATTCTTGAGGAGGGTGCGGAGTCGCCCCATCTGGTTCTCGGTGACGTCCCGCGCGCCCGCCTCGACCGCTTCGAGCAGGTCGCGCAGCTGCTCGCAGATTGCCTCCGCGCAGTCGACGCGATCTCGAAGTCCTCGCACGTCCACCGCGGCGGCGCTCATCTCCTCTACGCGCAGCGACTCGGCCAGCGCCGGTGCGCACTCCGGACACAGGTGGGCGTCGCCTGAACCGCCACTGACTGGCCCGCTGTGCGTCACCGGCATGGCGACGTCCTGGCTCGCGGCCGAGAGGCCGGTCGTCGTCTTCGCGCCACACTTCCCACACGTCCACGTTGCGCTACGAGTGACTTCCACCATGACTTCTCCTCTCGGCCCGTCCGGGACTCGAACCCGACCGCTCGACCTTCAAGGGGTCAGCGTCTTCCATCGCCAGGCCACCTTCAGCTCCGAGGGTCGGGATCGAACCGACAACCCCCGCGTTCAGAGCGCGGTGCGCCACCCACTGGGCGCCACCTTTGCCGCGAACGGAACGGGCGCTCGTCGGAGCGGCGGCCGAGGCCGACAGCATAAATCGGCGCGCTTCTCTGACTGACACCACGTCGCCGGCCTTGCGCATCGCGTCCTGCATCATCAACACGTTCACGAGCCCTCTCCTTTTCGGTACGGCATCACCAACACTGCCAGCGCTCGGCCCACTTCGCAACTCCTACAACCTTCCGCGGTCCTTCGCCCACCGCTCGCGTTCCCCGTGCAACTCCTCCAGCGTGGCGGAGGACGCGGGCCGCGGCGGCGGCCGGGGAGGCACGGGCTTCGTCATCGAATCGGTGATCTGCTCGACCACCGCCGTATAGCGGGCCCCGTCGGCGGAATCAGAACTCCAGTCGTGGATCGGCTCCGCCGAGAAGCACTTCCGCACCTCGTCCCACTTCTTGCGATAAGCGCGCAGGCACTCCACCCCGTCGGAGTCCGACGGGTCCTCCGTCCTCGAGCACCGCGGGTGGAACCTCGTCCCCTTCTGTTGGAGCAGCTTGCGCAGGGCTTGGATGCCGTCCTGCACGCCAATCTCTGGGACAATCTCCACCGCGTGCGGACCCCACTCGGCCAGCGCCATGTCGAGGATGCTCCGCCCGGTCTGAAGCGTCTTCGCCCGCGCGTCGTGGGGCAGCCAGTGCTTCTTCACCATCCACGGTCGCTCGCGCACCTTCTGGAAGTAGTGGGACATCGGTTTCGAGTGGGACTCGTAGTGGTCGATGAACTCCACCCCGCTCCCACGCGGCTCGGCCAGCCGCCACCACCAGATCGCCGTGGAGTCCCCGTGCCCGAGGTCCCAGGTGGTGAATATCTCGTCCTTCGGGTGCTGGAACTCGCGCAGTCCGCCGCGCTCCTCAAGCTCGCGGAGCAGCGAGCTGTAGTACGAGCCCACCAGCGCCGCCGTCCAGGAGCAGTTGTACTCCTGGTCGATGAGTTCATCGGCCATACCCTCGGCCCGCTCCTTTGCCAGGGTCTCCTCGTAGGGGTAGGCCCCGGTGTCGCGCAACCCCAGTAGCTGGCGCCGCCAGTCCGCCAGCCCGCCGGCCTTCTCCCACAGGCTCCAGGCGTGGTTCTTCCCGCGGGGCGTCGTGAGGAAGGTGGCCCAGCCGTCGCTCTCGCGGAGCATCGGGCGGATGTAGTCCCAGCCCCCCGGCTTCGCGAGCGCGAACTCCGAGAACACCACCCCGGCCGGGCCAGCTCCCACGTTCTCGATGCGGTCCGAGCCCGTGAGCCTCCAGATAGAGCCGCACTTGAGCTCCACCACCATCTGGGCGTTGGGCGTCCACTCCCGGGGTGAGCGGCGGATCGCCTTCGGGAAGACGAGCTCCATCAGCCGCTGCCCGTCCTTGGTGAAGCCCTGCCAGATGGCCTTCCGGCCCTGCGCCTCGGTGGGGAAGATGTGCCAGTACAGCCCGCGCCTGCGGTGCGCCATCTTGCAGGTCTGGTGCATGGCGGTGAAGTCCTTGCCCGAGCGTCGGTGCCACACCTCGATGCTCCGCCGACCGCCATGATCGAACCAGGCCATGAACTGGCTCTGGTACCAGCGGGGGACGAAGAGGTTGGGGAGGACGACTTCCACGAGGACGTTCGTCCTGCTCGCGTCAGTCGCGCTTCAGCCGCGCCAACAAGGCGTTGTTTGAGCTCACGTAACTCCCCAGATCGGGGGCCTGATCATCGGTACCGCCTGGACGGTGATGATGGGCCACCGCCAGACCAGCACCTCATTGTCCGCTGGGGCACGGGCGAGGCCGTGCTTGCGGCCTAGCCAGCTCAGGATCTCGGTCCACATGCTCGGGTGGACGTGGACCGTGATCGTCCTGGGTGCGGCGTTCGTCGGCTGCGTCATTGGACACTCCGCGCTGCTTCAGCGTCCGCGCCCGGGGATGCCGCGGATAAGCGTGGCCAGCGTCTCGGGGTTCGACACGTTGGCCGGTTTGGGAACCATCTGCTGCTCCCAGCCGAGGGCGATGGCCCGGCGCGCCTGGTCGGAGGTGTCGCCTGTCCGCTCCTGCCCGCCGTAGAGCTGCTCGTCGGAGATGATCCGCGCCACCCCGTCCGCGCCGACCACCTCAGACATGCCGCCGCCGAGCGGGTAAACGCCTGGAGCGCGGCGCTGGTTCGCCGCCGCGGGGCCCGGTTCACCAGCGCTGGCGAGATTCACGGGACCGTCTTTTCCCCTGATGAGCGAGGCCATGCTGGCCTGCGGCTGCTCGCGAGCAGGCGACCCTCCGCCGCCGCGAATCATCATCCGCGCCATGGTCGCCGCATCGACACCCTCATCACCATCCTCATCGCCCTTTCCGTAGAGCGCCTCCTCGGGCATGAACAGCGAGGGACCATCGTCCTGTCCCACCACCTCCACCCCACCCGACCGCTCCTGGTAGACGCCCGGCGCTCGCCGGTTGCCGATGAAGTCCCGCGCCTCGGCGGCCGTATCCTCGTCGCCGTACATCTGTTCGTCGCTCACCACGCCTACCGTCTTCCCGTCCGCGCCGACGATCTCCGATCTCCCGTCCCCGAGCGGGTACACGCCGGGGGCGCGCGCAGTCCGGCCCAGGAAGCTTCCGGCCTCCGGGAGCGTGGGCTTGGCGCCGGTGCGGACCATCTGCGCGAGCATCGAAACGGGCGTGGTGGGGTTCATGCCCGATACCCTACCTACGTCTGGCGACTTCCAGCAACCTCCGCCGGGAGTCCCCATTCGTCTTCGAGCGTCGCGATCTTCTCCGTCAGAAGTTGCCGGATGGTCGGTCTCGGTTCAGGCGGCAGCACCACCCTGGCACCAGCGTTCCGCGCCTCGTTCAGTAACGTCCGGTGGACGGGTCGGTATACGCCGCCCAGGACGACCAGGGCGTAGTCCCACGTCTCCACGCGCGGCGGCGGGTCGAGCACCCACTGCGGCCCTAGCAAGAGCATCTCGAGCCTCTCCAGGGCCCAAGCATCGAAGCGCTGCTGCTCTACGCGAACCGACTCCGCCTCCCACTGCGCGCAGGCGTAGACGTAGGTGCCGTATGGGAGGAGGTATCGGGACGTCGCTGGCTCCTCTACGTCGAAATGTTCCAGCCACACGCGCTCGCGGATCCGTCCGGACGCCGTCTTGAGTCGCCTCATGCGCCCCGCCCGGCGAACTCGAGACCTTTGCCCCACGCTTCGACGCGAAAGCTTGTCGGCGTCACGTGGATATGGAGCAGGCAACCCCTCTCGCAGTGGGCCTGGAGGTGGACGCCGGTATCGTCGTACTGCGTCGCGTCGTCCGGGAGGAACTGGTAATCGGGCGCTACGTCTGCGAGCCGGCCCCGGTCCACAGGGCAGCGCACATCAGCGCCACATAGGCGCTCGGACTTCTTTGGTGGTCTGGCGACGGTCAACCACCCATCAGCACGACAGCCGCACGGAGGTTCTAGGGCCTCGCCCGCGCCGTCGCGGATCGCACTGCCATGGACGCATCGAAGGATCAGGCCCGCCACCCCCGTCGAGTTCTTCTCGTCCTGCATCACACCTCTCCTTTCGCGTCGCCGCAGAGCTCGTCCATCACGCCCAGCCAGAACTCCGCCCCGGCCCTGAGCGCCCACGGCTTCGCGCTGGACCAGCCGTGCGCTCGGGAGGGCCCGCAGACCACCACCCCGCCGAGGTCCGTTACGCCCACCAGCCAGGCCACGTCCGGTTTCCTGGTCGCTCTTCCGTTGGGGTCCGCGGCGAGCTTCTCCAGGGTCAGGACGGCGGTCAGCCTGCGCAGCATCGCGGCCTCCCCGTCCTTGCGCGGGGTGTGGACGACCAACCGGCGGCCGGCGCGCGCCATCGCCAAGAGGCGGACAGCGGCGGGATTCTGGAGCAACGCCTTCTGAGCGTGCTCCGGGACGTCGAGAGGCACCGGGTCGGCCGGGCTGTGTTTGCCCGCGTCCGTCCGCGCGCGCCCCGACTCCTGACGTTTCGGCGCCGCGGCTGAGTGCTGCGAAATCAGAGATTTACAGGACTGATCCGACGATTCGGCTCCGCGGGCCACTGCCCGGATCCGCCGCTCCTTGGGTCTTCGCGCCTCCTTGTCCTGGTCACCCATGAGCCGGGCCCTCGCTCTCCCGCAGCGCCTCGACCTCGTGAATTTCGGTGATAGTCCACGTCGCACCTCGCGCCCCGAGCGCCTCGCAGGCCCGCTGCGCCCAGGCTCGAGCTGCTCGCAGCGGCATCTCCCCCGAGGTCAACGTCTGGACCGCATCGTCCGAGGAGCCAGCCTCGCCGTTCGGGGCGCGGACGATGGCGATGGCCGTCGAGCATTCGGCCTCGCGCTGTTCGTGCTCTGCGGTCAAGACGCCCTCTTCCCTGCCACGTCCTGTACGAAGACCGGCGTGCCGCAGCCCCCGCATTTCACGGCCTCGCCGCACTGAGCACAGTGCACCGGCATCGCCACCTCGCGCAACAGGCGGGTGGCGCGCTCCGCCAAGGCTTCGAGTTGGAGGTGGTCCAGGAGTCCCTGCTGACAGCGCGCGCATGCCACCAGGTGTCCTCGGAAGTCCTCGGCGGCTTCCGGAGGCAACTCTCCGTCGGCGAACAGCTCGAGGGCCTCGCAGGAATCCCCGTCCGGCGCTCGCTCCGCACCAGTCAGGCGCCACCACAACCGGCGGAGGGCCTCACGCAGCATCATCGTCCCTCGGCGGCGGCGTGGAGGCTGTTGCGGAACACCATCTGGCCGACCTTACATCGTGGCGGGTAGCGACCAGCCTTCGCTTCCGCCCGGAAGTACTCCGACGCCGCGTTGCTGGCGCCGAGCACCTCGATCTCCTGCACGACCTTGCCGTCGACGCGGACCGCCCACTTCTTCGGCGTGGGGGCGCGCGTGGTGCGCCAAGGACTAGGAGCCCTCATAGCGGCACCCGCACGAACTGGCCCGCCAATAACATGAGGGTTGTCTGGATCCGGCCCACCAGCGCGACGGCCCGGCGGTGCTGCTCCTCGCTCCAGTCCCGGTCGAACTCAGCGACCGCGGTGAGGACGCAGAGGTCTGATGCGTCCGAGGCCAACCGCTCCAGGCGGCCGGACGACCGCATCAACTCCAGGCGCTGCACCACCTCGGCGACGAGCCGTTCGCGGGCCGCGCCGTCTTCCTCACCACGCGCCACGCCGAGAGCGATCTCGAGGTCGTGCTCCGTGAGCGGTCGTTCGCCAGGGAGGCCGTAGAACGAGCGGAAGCGGGCCTCGCGCGCGGCCGGCGAGTCGAAGTCGTCCAGACGCCGCTCTTCTGGGGTGAGAACGACCGTCCCGATGTCCTCAAGGTGTGCGCTCATCGGTCAGGCTCCTGGTCTCCCGCGTCGAATTCGACGAAGCCAGAGTAGACCTCGAAGGTCCGACCGTCGGCGCGCGTCACTGCGACTCGCTGGGGAGACCGCGACGCCTGCACCCGTTCTCCTTTTCTGAGCCGGTAGTGGACCTCCTCGTCATTCATCGAGAACGGCTCGAACACGTCGTGCGTCACGGTCGCGTTCGGAGCGAACTCCAGTGCGCGCAGCTCGTCGCCCAGCGTGGCGGCCTCGCGTCGGACCATCTCGTGCAGCGCCTCCGCGCTCTTCACCGCCGCGTAAGCGGCCTCAACCTCGCCCTTCTTCCTCTCGAGGTCGGCCTGGACGGCCTCGCGGTCCCTCGAGCGCCCGGGTACCAGATTCGTTCCCATTTCCGGAAATCTCCTCTCTTTTGGTTTGTGGTTACTGAGTCCTCCCGCTCACGGACAGGGCGGCGTCATCCGGCGATCAGGATCGGGGCGGCCCGTTCCGGAGGCGCCGTTGCGCCGCGCGGATACCTGTTCGGTGCCATCCCGGCGCCGTAGAGGTGGGCCGCCTCCCGACGCGCCTCCCCATCCTCGAGGAAGACCGGGCCGTGGTAGCTCGCGCCCCCTTCGCTGGCGCTCAGTCGCCACGCCCCGCCCTCGTCGCGGTACACGAGATGAGCCAGGGCCGCGCCGTTCGCGGGCGCGCGTCCCGGTGCGTACCCGACCGTCACGCCCTTGAGCAGTTTCTCCTTGACGTCGGGTGTGCCGCACCCAGGCGCGAAGGCGAACAACTCCGCACGGATCCAGGAAAGGAGCATCGCTCGGGCAAGACGATCCGTCTCGCGCTGCGCCGGTTCGTACAACCTGACGAGCGCGACCCAACCGAGGCGGCGGAGCACCATCGCGACGACCCGGTACTCGCGAAGGTCTCTGACGAGCCGCTTGGCGAACGAGGCGCCAACCTGATCCCGGGGCCACTGGTCGAAAACGCGGCGCTCCAGCTCGGCGAGCACCTCTTCCTCTGGACCGCGAAGCCAGGCGGACGCGTCGTAAGGCGATCCCGGCGACACGCAGGCGAGGAGTTCGCCCTCGTCGAGCCCCGGCATCATCCCCGGGTAGTAGGCGTACGTCTCCAGATAGCCGCGGTGCGGCACGTCCGGTTGCATATCGGCGTTCTTGATCTGTCGCAGCATTTTTAAAGCTCCTTTTCCGGCAGGATCGCCTTTCGGCATCACGGCTAGCAGTCGCGGTTCATCGCGTCGGACTCGGAGATCACCCCGAGGCGCACGGCCTCGACGATCTGGTCCTCGGTCAGGCCGGAGATCGAGATCAGACCCTCGCGCGCAAGTTTCTTCAGCTTCCACGCCGGCACGCCGTGGAAGGTCTGCTCAACTGCGGGCGCGTCGGTGAACTCCTCGTACTTGCCGAACAGACCGCAGACGTGCCGCGACACGGAGCCCTGGACCCCCTGGATCGTCGAGCAGCCCTTCTCGGTGGACTTCCGGTCGCTGCCGACCTCGACGAACCCGCGCTCTTTGCCCTCGTAGGAGACGTAGACGCGGACCTTCGCGCCACCGTTCCACGCCTTCGCCTCGTACCCCTCCGCGTTCAGCTTCTCGGTGATCCTCTGGGCTGCGTCCTGGCGGGTCATCGGGGCCTCCATGATTGGCTTCTGCGAGCCAAAGACAAAGCACCACTCGTGCCACTTTCGTCACCAGCAAAATCGATAGCTTGCGCAGCCTTGCACGAGACGATTCGTCCTGACTTCGGACGCCACCGCGCAAGTACTTGATTTTCGCCGTCCTATTTTAGGTGGTGGGTGCGACATATGTACTCCACTTGTGATTGCCTGGGAGGCCGTCCTGCCGCCTAAACACGCACTCCGAGTCCACAGCGATCCTCATTCGCTGTCACCCTGGGTGTTGTCACCGCCGTCCGAGTGCTGCGCTCGGGCCTCCAACACCACCTTGACCACCAACTCGTCGTCCCCATCCTGGCCAGCGCTGCCCGCGTCCTGCCCGACCCCTCTCGGGTCCGCGTAATCCCGCGCTCGCCGCTGGTTCAGCGCCGCCAACGCCAGCCGGGCCGCCCTCACGTCCTCGTCCCGCCCGGTGGCCGCCCCCCGCTGCAGCTGCTGCCAGTACAGCACCTTCGCCTCGGCCGCCGCGACGGTCAGCGCATGAACGAGCCTGGCGTGGGGGGTGTCGTGCCGCCCAGCCGCCGCGTCCTCTCGCCCAGTCGCGCGCCACGTCGTCAGCAGATCTGGCCTCAGGCCAATCGCGGCGGCTGCCGTGGCCCTCGGGGCCCCCGTGCGGACGATGGCTGCCAGCCTCGCCACCACCTCGTCCGTCAGCTCCGCTACCGGCTCGAGGGCGACTCCAGGCGCCTGAGCCCGCGCGGCGCGGAGTCGTGCGAGCTCGTCGCCTAGCAGCTTTGACAGCCGGCTGGCCATCCCTCATGCCGCCCGGTGAACGCGATGGGGCCTCAAGAACCCCTCGCGTCTCCCAGGGCGAAGGTCGCTCTGGCGGGCGTTCCATCGGGGCTCACGTAGAAGTACCACCGCCACTTCCCACCGAACGTCCGCGTGGTGGGATGGAAGCACCAGTACGCGCCGCGGAACCACACATTCACGGCCCAGTGCATCGCGTTGGCGCCGTAGATGGTGATGGGCCCCCAATGAACGTGGCCCCGGAAAAGCCGATCCTGCCAGCGGTCTGGGTAACTGCGCGGAGTAATTACGTATCGAAGCCATGCGATGAACCGAGCCATCCTCTAAACCTCCTCGCGGTAGCGCGTGGGCCCGCTACTGGGTCTTGACCTACGTTTCCACCTTCTCGGGTTCGACCGCAACCGACGGCAGCCCGTCGGCGTCCCGGGACTCCGGCTCGTCGTCCTCCGTGGCTGCGACCAGGACGAGTTCGAAGACCTCCGGCGGCAGCTTCCGCTTGAGCCGCCCCACGAACCGCTCCAGTTCCTGGTTTACCTCCACGTCCACTCGAGGTGGGCGCAACTCCTCCCTGAGGACGCGCTCCCCGAGCCAGCGCAGGGTGGCCGGGTCCGTCTTCCCGGCCCTGAGGAGTTGCTGGAGCCACCAGGGCTTCTTCCCCTTCCTGGCCTGGGCCACGGCATCGAAGAAATCGCGGTAAATTCCGCCACTTGCCCGCCTCCCGAGGGACTGCCAGCGCAGGAGCGTCTTATCGTCCAGGCCGACGCCCGCGGCCGCCTCCTCCCAGGTGCACCCCATGCGAATGAGGTCGCACACCTCCTCCTGGACCTCCGCCGTCAGCCGAAGCTCGGCCCCTCTAGGGCTTTTGGGTACGGTGCCCAACACGGCGTTGACGTGCCGGCGAAACTCGGAGGCGGTCACGGCCGCGCGCAGGCGCGACGCCGCGTCGGTGAACTTCGCGGCGAGGGACTCGACGCTCGGCCCTCTACCCATCGTGCACCGCGAGGCACCAGCCGCATCCATTACAGGTGGCGTCCTGCGCCAGGTCGTCGAGGATCGGCGCGCGACCTTTCGCCGCACCGGCGAGGGTGTAGACCTCGTCCTTGTCGCACCGCGGGCAGTAGGGCCAGCCGTCGCTGCGGAAGTGCGAGAAGCCGGGGCGCAGCAGGTCGACGGAAGGCAGCGCGAATCTCACCCGGTCCGGTCCGGCGATTTCCGGTGAGACCCTGGCCGTGAGGCCATCGTCGATCTCCACCGCTAGGTCGCCGGGCCTGGGCATCACCGCCGAGAAGTCGCGGCCGATGGCGCGCCAATCGGAGGCAAGCGCCTGGGCGTCGGGCATCGCCCGGATCGCGCGGGCCCTGAGGGACCACGTCGGTCGGAAGAGGCTGCCGAGCAGGTCGAAGGCGCTGAGGAATCCACGCCAGAATGAAGCCATCTTGGTCCCATTACCCACGGCGATCTCCCGCGCTCGGCCCGAAGTGGCCGTGCCGGTTGGTGAGCTGGCTGTGCATGGTCGGCCCAGCATACCCGGAGGCGCGCCCGGTGCGCGTCTCTAGGCGTTTGGACTTGCAATCGGACTCCGATTGCGTATTATTGCTCCCGCTTCGGCCGGTGTCGCTCTGGCGTCGACCGCAGGAAAAGGAGAGGTTCGCACGTGGACGCGAAGCACACGCCAGGCCCGTGGGGCTGGAATCCAGACATGAAGAGGCTGAGGGCCTTGCATCCGGTCGCGCCGGGCGCGCTGATCGAATCCATTCTCTGGCCCGCCAACACGGCGAGTCGTCCGCAGACGTGGAGGGAGGCGCCAGGTGCGTGCGGGCTCAGAGCCGAGCGCGATAGCGAGGCCAACGCCCGCCTCATCGCCGCCGCACCGGACACCTACGATGTGACGGTCGCGCTGGTGGATTTCGACGACGAGATCGGTAGTCCGGCCTGGAACCGGCTGGTGGAGATGGCCCGGAACGCTCGCGCTAAGGCTGAGGGTCGCTGATCATGGTTCACATCGACCTCAACTCCGACGTCGGTCCACGTGCGCTGTTCGACTCCTCGGCGACGGTGGAGGACGTGCGGCAGGCGCTGCCCGCGGGGTGGCTGGCGCAGGACACCGCCTTCGCCGCCCAGACCGACCTTGGCGACGGGCGCTTCAGCGTCCGGCTCGTCCGCAACATGAGCCCGGCGGATGTCGTCCGATCAGCCCGAAACTACCTCTTCGACCACCCGGACGCGTGGGCGAACTGGGACCTCGGCCAACTGATCGGCGGCGTCGGTGACGTGAGCCATGACGTCCGCGCACGAGCGCTTGACGTGGTTCGCGAACACCTCAACCACGCGCGGGACTCCATGTGGGTGCTGTCTGAATGGGGCCGAGCTCCATCATCCCCCGCGTGGCTCCCGGCGATACGGGGGCGTTCAATCGAGATCGGAAATGAGAGGTGCCTGGATGGACCCCAACGAGGAGACGCTCTACGTCGTGCGCGTGCACGCCGTCGAGTACGGCGAGGCCGTGTCGTACTGCCTGGGCCCCTACGGCCGCGAGGGCGCCGAGCGCGCCGCTGCTGAGTACCCGAGGGGGGTGAACATCGGCTCCGGCGTGGAGGTTTTGCCGCTCTATCCGCCGGATCCGATGGACCTCGCCTTCGTGCAGCCGGACCACCCGCGCGCCGTGAAGACTGTCGCTGGGTCATGAACGTCTCGGCGCGCAGCGGGCTCTGTCGCCGCGCGCGAGTTCACGACCGAATAGGGCTCCGTGGTCAGCGAGATGCGCCCTGGAGAATCGCCGGGGCAGTCGCGGCGGCCGGGGCCACGAGGCGCAGCAGGAGCGGGACCGCCTCGGGCCCGAGTAGCGCAGCTGCGGTAGCCGCGGCGACCAACACCGCGTGCTCGGTCGGGATATCGGTGCCGGGCGGCACGGCAGGCCCTATCCCATTCGCTGCGTACATACCGGCCTGGACTCTCCCGGGGATCGACGACTGCCATGCGTGAAAGTGGGCCGACACCATTGCGCGCTCCTCTGGATCCAGCGCGCGGTGGTAGCCCTCGCTGGTCTTCGACCCGATCCTGTCCTCCAGATATCGGAGGGCATCGTCCAGCGTCTTCGAACCCGTGGAGTCCGGGTAACCACCGTCTGGGAGCTTGGGGCCCGTGCAGCCCAGCCGTTCGGCCTCGAGCGCCACCCTGGTGCGGTTCTCCTCGGCCAGCTTGATGCTTCCCTCCGGCGCCGTCCCGCGAGCGACGCCGCGGTAGGCGACATCCACCATGCGGCCGGAGGTGAGCACGGCGTAGGCCAACCAAAAGCACCGGCGGTCCTTCTCCGACGAGACGAGGCGCCTGTAGAGCTCTGGGGCCTGGCGCGACATCTCCTCCTCCGTCTTCTGTATCTGCTTGGCCAACAGCCCCGTCCGGTCGTACCCCAGAGGGTCGACGAAGCGCGGCAGCGACACCGGCGGAAGAGCGGACAGAACGACGAGGGCGATTGCGAGAACGCGATTCACGGGTACTCACTCCTTTTCGTTGGTTGTGGAAGGTCACTCCTCGCCCAGGTCCGCCAGCCGGTCGGAGGCCTCCACCAGCAGGCGGCCGAGCCCCGAGGTCGGCGTGAGGATGACGGTGACGCCGCGCGCCAGGTCCCGCGTGATCGCGGCGAGGTGGCGGGCCAGGGCGTCCCTCAGCACCTCGACCTCTGCTTGGCGCTCCGCCTCCAGGCGCGCCGCTCTTGAGACGTCCGCGGTCACCTGGTTCCTCGCTGGCGCTTCGGCTCGTGGGTCTGAGCCGGGTCGCGGGACAAGCCGAGAAAGCGGCGGACGGCGACGTCGAGCGGAGACCACTGCGCAGCCTCCTCGTGGAGGAGTCGCCAGATCGCGGCGTACACGGCCGCAGTCCGGTGGGGCGGGAGGAGCGGCGCTGGTTGGATCTCGCCTGTGTCCTGAAGGGCGGAGATGATCGTCACGGACGGACCCTCTCCGCCTTGCCGAGGGCGGTGGCGATGCGCTCGCGGCAACGGTCCCTCTCGCAGCGCCAGGCATTCGAGCGGTCGGCCATCATCAGCACGGTGTCCGCATCGCGCAACGCCTCCAGCAGGTCCGGCAAGGACTCTATCGCCGGGGCAACGTCCTCCGGCACGTAGTCAGCGACCCGGCGCCCGGTCGCGTCCTCAATCCAGGCCCACCCGCGCTGCGCCGTGTAGACCGCTCGCCAACCCTTCTCAATCCCCATGGCGCTCATCTCGCGCCTCCTGCGCGAGGGCACGGTGCGATCTTCTTCTGGTCGCGGAGCCAAGCGCCGCGGTTCCCGCACGAGCACCGGCGCCGGTACTCCCACGCGTCGTCGGCCTCGACGTACCGGGCCTCGGTACTGACGATGTGGCTGGCCACGGGGCGCTGGAGTCGAACCACCTCCAACCTCGCGACCAGCGACTCCACGAAGGTCTCGGACATCCCCAACCTGCGCCAATCGACGAGTGAGGACTCCAGGTCAACCTCGGTCGGGTTCGGGGGCAGGGCGTAGAAGCGGAGGAAGCGCTCCTCCTCCGCTGGGTCGCCGGACTCGTGGGCGGCCATCACGCCACCTCGGCCGCGGTGGCCTCTGGGCGACGGACCGAGTCCAGCGACACGGTGAAGCCGGTGTCCAGGAGGGCGTCCGCCCAGCCATCCAGCCTAACGACGGTGGCGCTCCCGTCCACCAGGAACGGCTCGCTCGTGCGGTGATACCACCCGTGGATACTGCCGCGGCCCGTCGACAGGACCCTCTCTCCTGGCTGCAAAGGCTTACTGCCAGCGGGCCCGTGCTCTCGCTGTGCGACGTCGAGCGAGTCGAGGGCGGGGAGCATCCCGGGAGGGGGAACCAGCCCGAGCCAGTCGTGCCAGTACCCGTCCAGATGGGGAACCGCGCCGACCGCCGAGGCGCACTCCACCAGGCGGGCCAAGTCGACCTGACTGCACTCTGCGGAGTGGATCGAGATCCTCGCCATGGGCTTGCCGCCCGGCCCCTCGTGCGCGTAACGCCCCCAGGATTCCACCCCCATCGTCGCGAGCGGCTCAGTGGAGGCTCCCTCCCCCTCCTCGAACCGCTTCACCTCAACAGACCCGTCCCACCGGACGACCCACGAGGTGCGCCCCGTGCAGGTGACGTGATCGACGCCCTGCGGACCGACCAAGGGGCACTCGATCCCGCCGGGGCCATCGGAGCTGTGCTCCAACTCACGCTGGCGCTGGTGGACCAACGTCAGGATCCTGCCGACGTCGGTGCCGCACGCGGCCACCTCCTCAGCCGTGAGGATGGTCGCCCACTCGTGCCCGTGGGCGCGAGCAAGGGCGTAGGCGCGGCCAATCATCGTCGAGGGGAAAGGCGCTGCACTGGTTCCTTCGGTCATTGGGTGGTGCCTCTTCTTCTGCCGGAGCGGACCCGGCGTTACGCTGGTAGCGGGAGATCGGCGGCTCCCCCGCGAGTGGCCACCACTACGGGCGCGTCTGCTCGGCGTCGGCGGTGTGCACTGACTGGCAGGCGGCGCATCCGCGTAAACGCCTGATCTTCGCCGTCCGATTTTAGGTTGGTGGTGCGACATCTGTACTCCAGTTGTGAGCGCCGTGGCCATGCTGCTGCCGAGGTCCCGGCGGTCACGGCTCGTCTACTCCGCGCCCCTGGCGGCTGCGTCGTCGGCGAGATGGGCGACCGTCTTGAGCGCCGTCTGCATGGCCTCAGCGGTCCCGCGACGGATCGCCGCCTTCGCCACCTCTCCGGCCTGCCGGAGCTCGCCGGCCGCGCTCAGCCCCAGCACCTCCCGCCCACGGCTGGCCAGGTCGACGCGGGTCTCCACGCCGAGCAGGTGGGAGAGCTTGTTCACCACCCCTGCGATGGACTTCCGCTTCGCGGTCGCGCCCAACAACTGCGCGATCACCGCGTTCTCCTTGCCTGCGACCACCAGGCGCAGCACTTCCTCCTGCTGGCGGGTCAACTTCACCCGCTCGTTTCGGACCTCCACGTATATGGCGGTGTCGGCCTTCTCGTCCGGGTCTGCACCTGCGGCGGGGCCTGCGTTCACGTCGTCCATGGGCACCTCTCCTTTCGGACTGCGATGCTACTACGAGGTAACGCTCAGGGACGGGACGCCCGCGTCCGAAGCAGCGCGTCCACCTTGGCGAGCACCTCGGCCTCGGTCATGGCGTCTCTCTGAAAAGTAGGGCCTTAGCGTCTTCGGACCACAACTCAAAGTAGCGCGTCGCGGCCTCTCGAACCGCTACGACGGCGTCGGTCGCCGAAGGAACAAGATCGAGCTGGTTGCCGACCGTCATCAGTGCGTCGACGGCCTTGCTGAGCGCCTCCCGTAGCCGCCTGTTCTCCTCCGCCGCCCGGTCCAGCACGGCGACGGCGGCGGGGGTGGCGTCCTCGGTCAGGACGGCATCAACTCGGTCAGCCCAACATCTGACAGCGCACTCCGCGTCACCCACCGCGCCACAGCCCAGGCAAACCAGTTGAGACGCGGGCCCCCTCATAAGAGGGACGCCCGCCAGGGCCGAGCGCATCCTCGCCGCCAGCCCCACGGGCGCGGGGTGGGTGTGTTTGGCGCGCAGGGCCCCGAGGATCACGGATGCGCGCGGGCCGGCCTCCGTTTCCAGCAGTTCAGCTAGGCGCTCTGCCACGCCCGCGTGGTCCACGAAAACTGCGGCCTCGCCCTGCTTCCTGTCGTCAGCGCCCATCATCACGGCCGCACCTCCTCAGTGATCTGCCAATCCCAGCCATCCATGGAATGCCGGTCTGGCGTTCCGCGCATCAAGTCGAACAGCCCCGGACTCGTCACGTCCGGGTCTCGGGAGACGATCCGCGGACCCATGGCGCGCGCCATCGCCTCGGATGGAAACCGTCGCCAGACCTCCTGTTGTTGATCGACGAGATCCGCGGTGCCGTCCTCGCGATTCACGTCGGGACGCCAGCGCCAGTAGCGGATCGCCCACGCCTCCTTCTGTTTCGAGCGACCCATTTTCTACGCCAGGACCTCGGCCAGCACCTTCACCAAGCCGCGCGCGGCGGCGTCGGCGATGGCCAGCCGCGCACCCACGGCCTTGGGGCTCATGTTGCGGCGGCAGGCCCGGTCCACCTCGGCGCTGGCGCCCACGGCGTTCTTGATCGCCTCCTCCACCCGGTGAAGATCCTTGGCGTTGACGGTCACCAGCTTCACCCAGATCGAATTCGGCGGCACCTCCACAGACGAGGTGGTGACCTGCTTCGTGGCGTCGAGCGGCATCGGTCCTCTCCTTTCGCTGTCAAGTATACGCAGTCGGACTCCGTTTGCAAGAACTACGGAGGCTGCGTCAGTCCCTGCCCGGCGACGTGCTCCGGCGCCGGGCCGCCGTTAGCCAGCGGGGCGAAGATCGCGGCGCACGTCACGCACCCCCCAACGCCGTCGTCCGCCCTGCGGGTCGGGACGCCGGAGCCCGCGCAGTAGTCGGCGACCCCGACCGTGAACTTGCCGCGCCCCTCCACCTTCCACTGGAGGTAGCACCCGTCGCAGATGTGAGTGGAGTGGCGACGGGTCATCCAAGCGCCGCGGTCAACGTGCCGCAGCTTGCACCGCGGGCAGTCCGTCACGACCGGGACCGGCATCCCGGACGGCGCCTGGAGGAATGTGGCGATCAGGTTGTCCAGGCCGACTTCCGCCCCCGTCCACCCGGTCCAGAACCAGTCCGGCACCAGGTGCGTGGCCTCGGTGTTGCCGGGCTGGCGATCGGCCTCTGGCCAGCCGATCTGACGCTCCGCCCACTCGACGGACTTGTCCGCGACCGCGCCGCCCCCCGACGTTTCACGACGCCTCCTCGGTCAGCAGGTCTAGCTGCGCGCCGGCGGACCGCAGGTTCCGGCAGGCCCGCTCGAAGTACTCGGGCTTGATCTCCGCCCCCTCGAACAGCCTGCCCAACTTGAGCGCCCCGACGCCCTCGCTGCCGACGCCGGCGAAGGGCGAGAACACGAGGTCCCCGGGGTTCGTCCAGAGGCGAACGCAGCGCTCCACCACGTCGAGCTGCAGCGGCGCCAGGTGCTTCTCGTCGTCGTCGGCCCTGGCCGCCTCGACGTTGAGGACGCGTGTCTGCCGGATGTCCGACCACACCGGCGAGGCCACGCGCTGCCACAGCTCGAGCGGGTAGTCCTCCGGCGTGTGCTTCACCGGGTCGTCGCACCCGTCGCCGGGCGCGGACTTGCGAAACACCACCAGGTAGTCCGGCAGCCCCTGGCGCGAGAAGGACCCGTTCTCGCGGAGGGTCTTGTAGAGCAGGCCGTAGCTCTTGGTTTTCTGCATCTCCAAGACAGGTGACTTCCAGATGGTGACCTTGGAGTGGTAGGCGAACCGTTCCCCGTCAGCGCCGCGGACCTCTAGCATCCGGCGGGTGAGCTCGCCCGGGAAGTCGCGCAGCCCGAGGGCGCCGGCCTCGCCGCGGTACTGCGGCAGGTCCTTGCAGTGGATCACGCACAGCCGCCCGGGCTTCAGGGTGCGCAACAGTTCGGGCAGGAGGTATCCGAAGTGCCGGAAGAACTCGGCGTCGTCTCGGCAGTTCCCCATGTCGCGCAGGCTCGCCGAGTACACGTACAGGTTGGAGAACGGCGGGGAGAACAGGTGCAGCCCGACGGACGAGTCCTGAACCCGCCGCGCCGCCTCCACGCAGTCCCCGAGGTGGAGCTTCCAACCCTCGCTGGACTCCGACTTGACGTAGGCGGGTCCGACCTCGGCGCGCGGGCCGTCGAGTTCCGCGAGCTGAAGGCTGCGCTGGGCCTCCACCGCCCGGCGGCGCTGGTCCGCGTGGGCCGCCTGCTTCGCGGCGATGACCTCCGGGATGCGCTCCTCGCCGCTGGCGCACACGACGTGCGCGCGGACGGCGCGCGTCTGGCCGTACCTGTAGCTGCGCCGGGCCTCCTGATACCAGTCCTCGAAGCTGAACGAGCTGGCCAGGTGAACGTGCCTCGCGCAGTGCTGCCAATTCAGGCCGTACCCGGCGATCCCCGCCTTGGTGACCAGGACGCGGACCCGCCCCTCTCCGAAGTCCACGAGCCGCCGCCGCTTCTCCTCCTGGTCCATGTCGCCACGCACCGCCACTGCGTCCGGCAGTCGCTCGGTGATCGCCTCCTCCTCGTAGTTGGTGGCGACCCACACTACCCAGGCCTCGTCCGGCTCGGCCTTCACGAGTTCCGCGGCGAGCTCTGCCCGCTGCGGCGTACTTTCCCTCAGGGCGGCGTGGAGCGTGGTGGCGTGGAGCGTGACGTGCTCGAACAGGGAGCCGGGCGGGGCCTTCCGGTCGGGCGCCGCCGCGACGTGGTGGACCACCTCGAGGGGCGGCAGCTGGTAGCCGTCGTCCGGGTACGGCTGGCCGGCCTCGTCCAGCAGGTCCCCCGGCGTGCCCATGGTGACGGCCCACCCGGCGACCCACAGCCAGAAGTCCCGCTCGGCGTGGCGCTTGAGGCGGTACTTGCCGGCCTCCATCGTATCGTTGATGAACCACCGGGCTAGCATCTCGGCGCTCGGCATCACGCCGAGGAACTCGGCGTGGTTCCCGAGTTCGATCACGTCGTTGGGGGCCGGGGTCGCGGTGCACGCCAGGCGGTGCGGCGTCGTGCGGAAGGCCTCGACCAGGACGCGCTTCGTCTTGCCGGAGTAGTTCTTGAGGATGCTCGACTCGTCCAGCACCACCCCTGAGAAGCGGCCGGGGTCGAACTCGCCCAGACGCTCGTAGTTGGTCGCCACCACCGGGCCGGACGCCTCCGCCTGGTTCCTGGCGTAACTGCAGGGGAGCCCGAATTTCTGGGCCTCGGTGACGAACTGCTGGGCCACCGCGAGCGGGGCGAGGATCAGCACCGGCGCCCCGGCGCTCGCCTCCACCTGGCGCGCCCACTCCAGCGCGATCGGCCCCTTGCCGAGGCCACAGTCCGCGAAGGCGGCCATCCGCCCGAGGCGGCACCCGCGGCGGACGATGGACGCCTGCCAGGCCTTGAGCATGCGACTCACCGCCTTGGGCTCAAAACCGGAGGGCCTGAAGGCCGGGGCCTTTCCGGACAGGAACGCCTCGTATCCCGCGGTCATGGAGACACCCCCTCCGAAGGGCCCACCTCGTGCTCGTCCCGCCCGTCATCCCGGACCCACACCGCGGCGCCGCCCGGCCCGAAGAGGATGGACCAGTGGCCGACCGCGGAGGCGAGCAGCGCCTTCAGCAGGCTCACGGCGATCGCGGTCCCGGCCTGGACCGGCACGGCGTTGCCGATGCGCTCGCGCCACCTGGACACTGCCCGGCCAGCTAGTTCCAGCGGCTTGCCGTTGAGCGTCGCCGGGAGCCCCTGCAGCGCCGCCAGCTCCAGCGTCGTCAGCGGCCGGTGCCAGCAGCCCCACGGTGAGATGATGACCGGGATTACCCCCTCCGGCGGGCGCCAACCGGGATCGCCGGGCCGAGGGTCGGCGACCGCGTACCGGCCGTTGTCCACCCGGGCCTCGCCGATCACCGTGGCCGCGGCCTGCTCCCAGGACAGCACGCCGTACACGCCGGCTCGCGGGGAGCAGCCGAGCACGAGCGCCTCGGCCCTCACGTCGGCGATGTTCTGCGCGCCGTTGCTGCCGGGGCCGGCGACCACCGGGGACGGGTGCCGCCAGTCGAGCACCCGGTGCCGGCCGATCACCTCGCGACGGGCTTGGCCTGGCTGAACAGGCGAGACCAGACGCGGGTCAGCGACCGAGGCGGCCCCATTGCTCGGGTAGCTCTCGCCGGTGACGGTTCGAGCAGGCGCCTGCCAGGCCGTCACGCCCAGGCTGCCGCGGAAGCGTGGGTCCGCCACTGAGCCCGGCGTGTTGCTGCGCGCGGGCTCCATGCTCCCGGTGATGGTGGGTGCCGGTTCGGCCCAACCAATCACCCCCAGCGCGCCGCCACGGGATGAGTCGGAGATCTCCAGCCCGGGCACACGCGGGTCAGCGACGGCGCCGCCACCCGAGCTGGGCGCTGGGGCGTGGGTGACCGTGCCAGACGGTTGGTCCCATCCGAGCACCAGGTTCACGTGGCCGAACGGCTCGGCGACGGCCGCGCTGGCATGACCCCCGCTGACAGAGGAGCGACCGACCACCGTCCGAGACGGCTCCCGCCAGTCGAGCACGCCCATGAAGCCCGGCCGACCCTTCCAGGTCCCCGCATTGGTGGCCGTGAGCCCCGGCTGGAGTTTCTCTAGGTGGGGATCCGCGACAGCGGCAGCGCCGCTGCCCGGGCGGGTAGCGCCTATCACCGTCTTCGCTGGTTCCTCCCACGCGCCCACGACATAGAGGTTGTTGTGGGCGTTGGGGCTCAAGTTCAAGCCCAGCACCCTCGGGTCCGCAACAGAGGGCGCGCCGGAGTTCGGCCGCGTGGCGCCCGTCACCGCATGCGCGGGCTGGGAGAAGTCCTCGACCCGCAGCTTCGCCTCGTGACGGTTAGGGTTGTCGGCAGCGAGTTGGACGGTGCGGGGGAGGTCCCGCCAGTCTCCGCCCGGGGGGATCAGCGCCAGCCGCACCCAATTCACCCAATCGATCAGCGGGAGCCGGTGGAGCGGTCCGGCCTCCGGGTCGCCGGGGAGCGCGAGCTCGCCGAGCACCTCGCCACACCCGCGCACCCGCTTCTTCGGCGGTTGGTAGACGAACGCCGGCACCTGGCGCGGGTCGCGCGCCACCAACAGGAAGCGCTTGCGGTGCTGGGCGAGCCCGCCGATCTCGCCGCAGTCGTGGGTGGCCGCGTTGAAGACGTACCCGTACCCGGACAGCATCCGCCGCGCGCGGTCGAGTAGTTCGGCCCCGCGCTGGACGATGCCCGGCACGTTCTCCAGCACGATCAGCGGCGGCCTGGCGTCCGGCCACGTCTCCAGGACGAGGAACAGCCCCTCGCACACGAGGCCGTTGAGGCGCTGATACTTCTCGGCCCTTGCCGCCTTCGTCCCGAGCAATCTGCTCATGCCTTTGCATGGCGGAGACAGAAATACGGCGTCGGGCCTTCTCTCCGCGATCTTCCTCCCGTGCTGCGCCACCAGCCAGGCGATGAGCTCGGCCGGCGTGAGCGAGTGCAGGTCGGCCCGGAGCGCTGGGCCGCCGGCCAACCTCTCGAAGTCGGAGCAACTCTCCGCGTCGACGTCGATCCCGCCGAGGTTGAGGAACCGAGCCGAGTCCGTGCCGAGATGGGCCATCGCTTCGATGAAGCCGCGAGCGCCAGCTCCGAGGCCGCAGAACGGGAACAGTGCGGTGAAGACGTGATCACTCATCGAGCGCACCTCGCGGGTGCGCAGAGGCTGGACACCATCATGGTTTGGGTACCTCTCCTTTCCGACGCCGCCAAGATGCCAGACCGGAGGCCTGGCCGGCAAGCCCCGCCCTACTCGTCTTCCTTGATCCTAGAGACCTTGGCCTTCACCTTGCCGGGTTGCACGACCACCACCAGCGGCGGGACGGCATTGGAGTCCTTGTAGGCGGTGATCTTGTGCTTGGTCATCACCTCGACCAGCGTCGCCATGGCCGCGGTCTCCTTCTCGGTGAGCGCCATTCGCTTGTCCCGGACCGCCTCGTAGACCTCGGCCGCGTCGGTCACCTCTTTGATCTGCTTCTGCTCGGTGCCGGGAATCTCCATCTGCCTCTTGCCTCGGCTCTTGGCCATCTGCTTCACCCTCCCGTTCTGCTCGTTCCGCACCGGCGTCATGCCGGCGCGGTGCTGCTCTGAAAGAGGAGGCTGCCCCGTGGGAAAGGAGAGGTGCCTCGTCCGTGTGCGCGGACGAGGACCAAAACACGGGGCCGCCTCCGGGCCATCGCGCCTGAGATTTAGGCGGCGACAGCACCTCCGATAATCCTCGCCGGCATTTGCGGCCCACGCCCCCACGGCTGCCCGTCAGAGAGGAGCGGCCGCTGGCTATAGCCCCTGCCCTCGGCGTCCATCTGGACGATGAGCTTCCGCGGCACGCGTGTGGGCGGTGGCTTCGGCATGGGCGCGCCGACCGGCGGCGCGAAGATGACCATGGCGCCTGGATGGTGTCCTTTGCCTGATGGTCGAAGATAAGCCGGTCATCGTGGAAGTAGATGCCCGTGGTCAGCCCGCGCCAGCAGATCCACAGCACGTCCGCCGCCCCTCCTGGCGTCGCGTGGTAATAGCTCCGCCGCATCGGGCCGGAGTTGGCTTTCACGCGGTCCCAGAAGCCGCCCTTCCCGCGCCCGGAGTGGCTCGACGTGCGCGCGGCGACGAGCCCCACGGACAATGTGCCGAAGCGTTCCGCCTGGTCGCGGGCCTTGTTCACGGCGTCCAACGTGGAGTTGTACTCGGGGTTGTAGAAGACCCTCAGCCCGTCCCACGGCATCCGGAAGCCGTCGTCCTTCACGGTCCAGTAGCGCGGGAGTTTGGCGTTCCAGTCCTCGGCGAACGCGTCCACCTGCATCGCGAAGGCGGCCTGAAGCCACGCGAAGAAGTCACGCGGCGTCCCGTAGTTCTGCACCTCGCTGGAGTGGACGATACGCCTGGAATGCTCGTTCACCTGGGGTCTCCTTTCCTGGGCAGCATCTTTCTCACGGACTGGGCAGGATGCGCAATCGGCCGCTGGGGCGCGAGTGGGTCACGTGGCCTCCCAGGCGCGGCGCGGCGCTCGGGGTCGCCGGCGCGCGAATCGGATGGGGACAGTGACCTTGGGAACGTAGAGTGGGTGTTCAGGGAAGCCGCCCTTCGTCTCGCGCAGCGCATACACGTCGGCGTGATAGGTCAGCTGGTGGAGTGCGCGGTCGCCACCAGAGAGAAGCGCCCCGCCAGTCCCCCATCCGGCGACCACCATGGAGGCGTTCAGCGCGCCCCACGTTAGCGCGGCGATGTTCCTCGGCCCGATGGGATCATTGAGCGTGAAGAGAACCTCTCGATCCGTCGAGCGCCAGGCGAAAGCGTTCACCACCAGGAGTCCACCAGCGCCCCAACGGATGGCAAAATCCAGGCATCGGCGAACGGTTGGATCAGGCTCTACGTCGTCGGCAGTGCTCGGGTTCAGCATTGCGAAGCACACCGGGAGACGGGTCGCGTCCCAGATGCGCCAAAGGCGATAGCGATACGGGCCCTCTTCGTCCTGGCCAAAGCCGATGAACTCCGGGAAGCCCGTCACGCGTCGCGGACGCCGTGACATCCCTGCGCCAATGAGATCCAGTTGGGTCATCGCCGTCTTCCTTCCTCGGCCTTCGCGTGCTCGGGTGCCACCTCGAGAGCGACGGCCAAGAGCCAGTCGTTTCTCGGCCATGATCCGGGGTAGAGCTCGTCCAGAAGGTGGGCGAAGGCGTCGCGGAACAGCCCTAGACCGCGGGCATGCTGGATCCGGCATGGCTCCAGGCCCTCGGCCGCCGCGTCGTCCTCCGAGATGTCCTGCGCGTGCTCGACCCACACGCGGGCGATCCGCCGTTCGGTCCGGCAGGCCCAGCGCGGCATGTGGATGCTCGGGCGCCATGGGCGGACCGTCGTCTCGCCGTCGCACCGGTGGAGGCCCATCCAGCGGTCTGCCGACTCTCTCGTTGCTGTGATTGGATGGAAGGCGTCGTCCGCGCGGAAGCGGATCCCATCGGTCCCGTCCGGGGTCTCTTCGGTCCGCCAGCACTCGCGCACCCAGATCAGCTCGCCGACTTTGGGAGCGGGCCCGACGCGGACCGCCTTGCCGCCGGGCGGCTGCGCGCGGACCTCGCCCTCCTCGATCCACACCTCCCAATCAGGCGGCACTGGCGCCTTGCCGCGGCCGACGCGGATCGCCAGTGGCCTGCGGTCCTGCAGCTGGGCGCCGGTACGAATGTTGAGCGCCACCTTGTCGGTGCAGATCCGCGCCCACTCCCGCGGTCTGGTCACCACGACGCCCCGACCACCTTCCCGGCCTCGTCTGATCGCGCGCCGTAGTAGGCAATGAGCGCCGCCTCCGCGGCGTCGGGGCCGTCGAACGTCATGGCGGGGAAGAGTTCGGCGCATCGCCGGACCGCCTGCTCCTTCCAGTCCGCCGACTTGAAGGGCCGGTACTTGCCGCCAGCGTATGCTCCGAACACCTCGAACATATGGGACCGCCAGGTCACCATCGGAACCCTGACGGTGGAGCGCGTCTTGGTGAGCAGCTGCGCCCACGGGTCGCCGCACTCCGCCACCAGCAGAGCGGCGGTGCGGCGCCAGGCCCCGAGCGCGGCCCCGAGGCCGAGCCACTGGTCGATCCCCATCTTCCCGCCTCGGCCCCACTCCTCGATCACCATCAGGAGTCGCGAGCATCCGGCCGTCCAGGCGTCGCGCAGCGCCTGCTCCAGCGCCTGCTCGAGCTGTCGGGTGTTGGTCTCCACCTGCCGCGACCACAGCACCCCCGCCTTTGGCAGGTGCAGTGCCGCTCCGGCGCGCTCCCCGGGATCCACCCCCAGCACCGCCACCGGCAGCGGCTTCCGCTCCCACCAGCGCCGGCGCTCCTCCTGCTCCGCCTTGGTCCTGTTGCTCACGTGCCTCTCCTTTCGCTGTCTGACATCCACTCCATCACGGAGCTGGGGTCGCTCCAAAAGCCCGCGTCACAGACGGGCATGCAGGCCGGGACTGCTCCGGCGCCTCTGTCACGAGAAACCAGTGAGAGCGCGTAGTGCCGGACGCAGAGCCGCCGACCGCAGCGCGTGCAGCGCTGTTCTGCATCGCGCCCGCATAAACACGTCCCGCGCACCTAGGAGCCTCCGAAGCGCTTGCTCCCGACCGCCTTCCGGCGCGGACAGTCGCGCTTGGCGCGCCTCGCGTTCGCGGCCATGCGGCCGACCATCACGAGCGCGCTCATCGGCGCAGCCCCTCCGGGAATTCACGAACCTTGAGGTCCAGTGGCCACTCGGACGGGTCACCGCCCTTCGCGTCTTGGACGAAGTACCGCTCGCCGTATTCGAAGAGGGGGTTCGCGCCGGCCTGCTTGTGAAACACCGGCACGCCAGCGGTGCGGCACTGCGCGATGATCGAGCGCGGCCAGGCGAGGTCGTACGGGCGCGCGCCGGCACCACTCTCGCCGCCGATGATCACCCAGCCGACCCGATCTATCCGCCTCCGCTCGGGGCCCCCGCAGTCGCAGTAGCCAGCGTCCTGCAGTTTGCACCAGTCGGCATGCAGGAACAATTGGATGTCGACCGGGCCGAGCAACGGCTCCAGGCTCAATCCGAGGCCGGCGAACCCCTCCGCGCGCAGCAGGGCGTCGATGCCCATCCTTAGGCTCGCCCGGTCGCTGGCGCTGTAGATGAGCCAGGTATGACGCCGCACGTCCTCGGGGACAAGATGCGCGTTCTCAGGGCGCTTGGTGAGCAGGAGCGGGGTCAGCCCGCCGCGCAGGCGAGGCGTACAAGCGGTGCCTTGGCAGGATTCGTTGCCGGCTCGTAGCGAGCGTCCGCAGTCACCACACCTCTCGATTGACTCTCTAATAATCTGGATCATGTCGCGCGCGGTGTTGCGGTCCGCGCGCCCGTCGCGGTTGTCCTTCGGGTCGAGATTCCACACCTCGGCATCGAGCGGGTCGCAGATGCTCATGAACAGCGAGCCGCGCTTGCCTTGCCTCGCGAGCGCGCGGGCGTGCCTTGGCACCTCGGTCCAGAAGCCCTTCGCGACGCGACGCGGGGCGCCCTTGCCCCAGTTCTCGCCGCCGCGCCAACGCCGGTTCAGCACCTCAGCGTAGCAACTCGCCACGACGCCGGGCGCCTTGCACCCGACGTGCGCGTGCGTGCAACCCTCCCACGGGCTCGACGTGATGCCGCCTTCGCCCAGCCACTCGATGCTCGAATCCTTACCCATGCCACTTCTCCTTTCCGATCCCGCAAAATCACTCCGCTGCCTATTCGCCCTCCGGCACCGAGCAGCCGATGTCCTCCGGCCGGCGCGCGCCGCCGCGACGGCGGATCAGCCCAGCGTGCGGTAGGCGCGCGAGGGTGAGCGGCGTCAATCGCCCTCCAGCATTTTTGCTCGAAGGGTCGCCGCGTCGAACACCGCGATCACTTCCGTCAGCCTTCGGTCCGGCGACTCCAGCCAATCACGCAAGCGCGAGCCGGCCCCTGGGACTTCGGTCGGGCTCGCAACGTTCTCGTCCGTCACGCGCCCCTCGATGTGGGCCGCGATTACCGCATCGGAGGGGGCTTTGTCTGGCAGGGCGACGTGCTCTAGCAGGCGGGACGCTGCGGCGAGATGCCCTGGGTCGGTGGCGCAAGCATCGATCGACACCTTGACGGACCACGTGCGTATACCAGAGGACCCCCATGACGATTCATTCCACCCAGCCTCGAACAGGCGCCGCGCTTTCCTGAGCACCGTCGATGTGGTCACGCCTTCGCCTCCGTCTTGGCTGGCGCAGAGCTCTTCTCTTCCGTTTCGTCGAAGAGGCGACCCTCGCGAGCGCGCTCACGGGCCGCCTTGCGCTTTCGCTCCTGCGTCTCCTCGAATCGCTGGGCCCGGACCTTTTTGAGCCTCTCCTCGCGCTCCGCCTCCCGCGCGGCTCTCTCGGCGCCTCGTTCCTTGCCAAGATCCACGACCTCGCCACCCGCGGCGTCCACCAATGCCGCGTCATGGAACACGTTTAGGCCCACCGTGACGTCTCGCCTGCCGTCCTTGTTCTTCAAAATGGTGGCTCGCATCTCGCCGTTCTTTCGCCACAGCCCGATGATCTTGTATGCCGACCGCTCAGCGATCGCGGACTCGGCGATCTCCGTCATGAGCGGTGGCCGCTCCTCTCTGTCCTTTGGGTCTGGTCGCGACGTGTGGGCCAAGACGATCATGGGCGTCTGGTAACGCTCGCCAGCAGCGCGGATGTTGAGCAGGGTGCGTCCGATCGCGTGCCTGGTGTCCTCACCGTATTGGCGGCGGTGTGAAATCTGCCCGAGGTGGTCAACCCAAATTTCCGTCACGCCCTCGTTTCGAATCCAGTGGACGGACCTGCGGATGAGCTCGTCCGCGTTGACGTGGCTCGACTTGAAGGTGATCAGGTTTCGTAGCAACTCCGACCACTCTTGGCCCTTCCCTTGAATCCGGCCCGCCTGCTCCTCCGTGTACGGCACGGTCCCGACATCGGCCACCGCGATCCCCAACTCCGCCGCGATGAACCGGCGAGTGAGCCACTTGGTGCCGTCCTCGATCCCAAAGATGCCCGGCCTCCGGCCCGCCCGGAGCGCCGCGATGATGCAGGCCGCCTCCACGGCCGACTTACCAACCGACGGCTGGCCGATGACCAAATTGAGGTTCGGCGCCCACCCCCTGAACTTCAGATCTCCAGCGTCTAGCGCTTCGATGCCGGTCGGGACGACCAACGGCCTGCCGCCTGGTTGTCCGGCGTGGTCCCACTCACCGAGCACCTCGTGGAGATCTTCGTCACCGCGGTGATCGGGCGCCCACTGCGAGGTGAGGTTGGCGGCGAGCCCCTCAAGGCTCCCTGAGATGGTCGACGGACTGACTCGCCTTTGCTCGAGGTCATCGGCCATCTGGCGCAGTCGCTGGGCGACCTGCTGTCCACGCGCGGCGTGGCGGAAGGTCTCTGCGAGCTGTTTGAACTGCTCTCGCGTCACGGCGTTCCGCGCCTGCAGCGTCTGCAGCGTGGCCAGGTCGTGCTCGGCCAACTGACCGGCGGCGCGCGCCGCCATGAAGACGGTGGACGCCGACACCGGCCGCTTGTGCTCCGCGAGGCTGGTGATCGACAGCCAGGTGGACCGAGTGCGCGGGTCCGAAAAGTCCGCACCACAGAGCCCGGACGCCTCAACCAACTCGCGCGGTGAGATCTTCATCGCTTCGGCGTCGAGCACCGCGCCGATGATCAACCACTCGGCAGCAGCTGGCGTCATGCGGCCACCCTCCCGAGGTACTTCTGGAAGACGTTCTCGCTGCAGAAGTAACGAAAGCTGTAGGCCGGATCGCGCCCAGCGTTCGCCGGGTCGTCAAGATACGCACACCAGACGGCAGTCATGGCGACCTGTCCCTTGGTTTCGCCAAAAAGTGGCAGCTTCGCCCACTCGCGGAGGCGTTTCACCTGGGCGTTGATGTAAGGCGCAGTAAGACCTCGTTCGGCTGCACGTAGGGGCGCAACTTCGAAGTCCCCCCCGTTTTCCTCGAGCAGTTTCACTCGCCTTTCGCCCTCAACGCACACCTCAAACCACTCTTCGGCCTCGCTTTCCTTGCGCTCCCGCTTTGGGGGTTGCAGTTCGGGGAAGAGGACACCATGACGTAGATCTTCTAACTGCGACTGCGACTGCGACTGCGACTGCGACTGCGACTGCGACTGCGACTGCAGCGGCGGGAAACCGAATTTCCCGGTAGTTTCCCGCGGGCCGTCTCGCGGGAAATCCGCGGGAAGTCGTTCCAATAGGTTAGCTGGAGGCCTCGGGGTCTTGCGTCTGGACCCCTTCGGGTTGGAGGTGCTGTACTCCTCGCGCCTACGCTGACCGTGCGGGCCGAACCATCCGGTTAGGTGGCCCCAGCGCCTACCTCCGTCCACCCAAAAGATGGCCATCGGCACCGCGCCGGGATCTTCCGGCGAGCGCGCGTGCCCATACTCTTCCAACCACCCCAGAACATCTTCCTCGGAGACGTCGTTGCGGTAGGGCCAGCCGCGCCCGATCAGCAGGCGCGGCGAAACCTCGAAGCAGCCGAAATCGTCCGCCAGCAGGATGAAGCGGTGGAAGGCGTCCTGAGCACGCGCGCTGCAGACCTTGAGGGACGGCGAGGTGAGCAGCGACTCGTGGAGCATGCGGGTCGGCATGGATTGCCCACTGTCTCACACGGCAGGCAGGCGTCTGTCAAGACGGGTATACGGGCGTTGACAGCAGAGACAGACCCGTGCGATACCCAGCGCATGGCGAAAAAGAAATTCACCGGCGAATTCGGATACCTCATCTCCGTCAAGTTGCCAGACGACATCCGTATACGGCTCGACGCGGAGTTGAGGAAGGAAAAGGAGAGCCGACCGCGAATGAAGACGACGGTCTCCGACGTTGTGCGCGTACTCCTTGGAGAGGCGTTGGAGGCGCGGGATCGGGGCACGTCTCCAAGCGCTTGAGTCCTGCTGTCGAAAGGAGAGGAACCAACATGTTGATTCTCGTGCCCAGGGCTGTGGGCTTCGAGGCGTTCTCCGCCGTGGTCCCCAGTACGCGCTGGCGCAGGAACCCCAGCGTCCAACTCCCAGACGGCGCGCTCACCGAGATGATCGGCTCCGGCGCGGGCTGGCTGCCGCGAGGCGGGCGATGAGCGCGCCAGACGTCGGCCCCGAGCGGCGGGCCGAGATAGAGACGTTCCTTGCGCGGCTCACTCTCGCGCACGGATCCCACCGTTCGCCAGAGGACGGGTGCTGCGTGATGGAAGCGGTGGCCTTCGTCGCTCGCGAGCCGCACAGCGACCATCCGCGGTGCGCGAGCGAGTCCATTGGCGCCTTCCTGCGCGACTGGAACGACAGCCTGGACGACGAGCGACGCCAGTGGCTCAAGCCGTACGTGCTCCGGCTCGTCGGCACGGCAGCGCCGGCGGAGGTCGAGAAGCGGCGGGCGTACCTCGCGATCGACTGGTACGTCCGCACCTTCGCGCCCACCTGGCTCGAGCTGGCGAATCTGTACAATGAGGCCGCCGCGCTCCGCTCGCTGGCGCAGATCGTGGACATCGCCACCACGGGGGACGCTCAGGGCCCGTTGAGCGCGGCCGAGAGCGCGGCCGAGAGCGCGGCCTGGAGCGCGGCCTGGAGCGCGGCCGAGAGCGCGGCCAGGAGCGCGGCCGAGAGCGCGGCCTGGAGCGCGGCCGAGAGCGCGGCCGAGAGCGCGGCCTGGAGCGCGGCCGAGAGCGCGGCCAGGAGCGCGGCCGAGAGCGCGGCCTGGAGCGCGGCCGAGAGCGCGGCCAGGAGCGCGGCCGAGAGCGCGGCCGAGAGCGCGGCCTGGAGCGCGGCCGAGAGCGCGGCCAGGAGCGCGGCCGAGAGCGCGGCCGAGAGCGCGGCCTGGAGCGCGGCCGAGCAAGCCCTCGCGGGCACCGTCGAGCGCCTCCAGCGGTCGGCGCTCGACCTACTAGACCGAATGATCGCCGAGGGCGCGACAGGGACCGGCGCCGGAGTTGGGGGATGAACGCCACGCCCGAGCGGTTCTGGTGCGACGGCTTCGACGGCGACTTGCTGCGGTTGGTGCCAGAGACGGCGTCGAGAACCCCCCAAGCGCTCGTCGGCAAGTTGGGGGTGATCGTCTCGTACCTACGCGACAGCGGCATGTACGTCGTGTGGGTGGAGGGGTTCGAGCGGAGAGACGCTCTGACCATGTGGCCAGAGGAGATTTCCAGGTGGAGGCGGTCATGAGCACCAAGGGCATCGTCGAGCGGTTGCGCGAGTTCGCGGCAAGCGCTGTACACGAGGAACTGTGCCACACACGGCGCCGCGGCTCCGTGTTACTGGCGGAGGTATTCCGAAGAGGCGAGCGCGGTGGGGCATTACGTTAACTGCGAGCAGGCCCGCGCCCTCCTCGCCGAGGCCACGCCGGAGGTCGTGCGCCGAGCAGATGCGGCGCCCCAGGCGTTGAAGGCGCTGCGGACCATTCACCGCGGGCTCGGGCTCGATCCGAACGTCGGCAGGCCGGCGCTCACGCGGAGACAGCTCCTCACCGTCGCAGGCGCCGCCATCGCCAAGACCGAGGGTCGGTGATGTCCCCAATCCAAGTCGCCAGTCTGCGCAGCCGAGGGGAACCGGAAGAGCGGGACGTCCTCGTCACGCGGCCCGGCCCCTGGGGCAACCCGTACACCGTGCAGCGGTACGGCTGGCGCGCCCTCGATCTCTACCGAGAGTGGCTACGCCGCAGCATCGAGCGCACGGGGCCGTGGTTCACGGATCACCTCTTCGGCCTGGCTGGCAAACGGCTCCTCTGCGCGTGTCCGCCCGATGCGGTCGCCTGCCACGCCTGGATCCTCGCCGAGGAGGTCGACCGACTCACCGGGTGCGGCGTGGAGCCAGCACCGGGGAGGAGGGCGACGTGCCGCTGACCAGGGAGCAGTTGGAGCTGAGGCGGTCCGGCATCGGCGCGAGCGAGATCGCGGCCATCGCGGGGCTGTCCAGGTGGACCTCGCCCGCGCACATTTACGCGAGCAAGGTGCTCGGCTGGGAGAAGGAGCAGACCCTGCAGATGGAGCTGGGGGACCTGTTCGAGGCGCCCATCGCCGAGGTGTACTCCCGCCGGACCGGCCGCATCTACCTGACCAACCCCGGGACGATCCGGAGCGGACGCCACGCCTTCGCGCTGGCGACTCCGGACCGCTGCGTCCACTCCGGCCCGCAGCCGCGCCTGGAGACGGAGGACTGGGGCAGCATCGAGCGGCTCCTGCAGGTGAAGAACCATTCGTGGCGCCTGCTGGAGCACTACCGAGACCCGGACGAAGACCCGACCGGCCTACCGCAGGACGAACTCGCGCAGGTCACCTGGGAGATGGGCGTGTCCGGCGTCGGGCTGTGCGACGTGGCCGTGCTGTTCGACCGCTCGGTATTCTGGATCTACACGGTGCCGTTCGACGACCAGTACTTCAACGCGCTGGTGGAGCTCGGGGCGCGGTTCTGGACCGACCACGTGCTGACTCGCCGCCCGCCCCCGCCGGACGCGAGCGCCTCTTACGCCAACTTCCTCAAGACGTACTACCCAGAGCACACGCCCGGCTCGATTCTCAAGGTCGCGGACCCCCAACTCGCCGCCTCTGTGGAGCGCCTGCGCATGCTGGAACTGGTCGGCAAGCGCTTGGAGGAGGAAGTGGCCAAGGAGAAGAACGTCATCACCTCCGCAATCGGCGAGGCCGAGGGGCTGGAGACCGCGCGCGGGGTGGTCACCTGGAAGCGGACCAGGGGCAGCACGAACACGAAGTGGGAGAAGGCGGCGCGCGACGTGCTGCAGGGGATGCTCGGCGCACTCTGCCCGAACGGGCCGACGGACGAGCAGATGGGCGTGGCCGGGCGCGTCTTCCGTGCCGCGGTGGACGGGAACACGGTGGTCACCAAGGGCCACAGGCGCCTGCACAAGCCGTGGAGCCGCGAGAAACTGGAGGACCAACTCGCCGAGGCGCTGCCCGACGTGGCGCGAAAGGTGCTGACCGATGGGACGTAGCCCCGGAGATGTTTCGGTCCTACGAATTTCACGCAGTGGAAAGGAGAGGCACATGAGCAAGATCGAACCGAGGGAGTTCCTTGACGCCGCCAAGCGCGCGCGTCTTTACGGGTTGCCCGACGTGGCGCAGTTGCTGGAGGAGACGGCCGCCCGCGTCGCCGAGGGGGCCAAGCAGCAGCGCGTGGACGGGCAGGCGCGAGCTCAGCACCAATCCGTCGAGATCGACCAGCTCGCCGCCGCGCTCGCCGCCGCACAGGGCGAGATGCGCCACGCCGCCAAGGACCGGGAGAATGACCAGCTGCGGTCCCGCTACGCCACGCTCGCGTCCGTGATCGACGCCTGCCGGGAGCCGCTCTCGAAGAACGGGCTGGCGGTCATCCAGCGCGCCCACGAGATCTCCTACCTCTCGGACGTGGAGGGGCGCGTCACCGTGACGACCCTCTTGACCCACTCGAGCGGGCAGTGGGTGCTCGACGTGCTGACGGTCCCCATGGAGAGGGTGGTCAGCAAGTTGGGCAACAAGCAGACCTGGATCCAGGCGATCGGTGCTGCGTTCACCTATGCACGCAGGTACGCGCTGTCGGCGATGGTCGGCGTCGCCGCTGGGGACGACGAGGACGACGACGGCAACGCCTGGGACGGTGAGCGCCGACAGAGCAACCTGGAGCGGGCCCGCGAGCAGGCCGCCCAGGCTGCCGCGCGGAAAGGGACCGACGCCAACCCCGTCCCGAAACCACCGACCACCGTTCTCTTCGGGAAGCACAAGGGCAAGCCCATCGTCCAGCTCAGCGACGAGGCGGTCACTGAGGCGCTCGAGGAGGGCCGGAAGGCCGTCGCCGACAGCCCCAAGGCGGATTGGGTTCCGGCGGTGAACAGGTGCCTGGAGGTGCTCGGCGCCGAGGTGGAGCGCCGGATCACCGCGAGCCAGGGCAAGAGCTCGTGAGGCTGTCGCGGCGCGCGCTGGGCGCCCTCACCGAGGCGGCCCGCATCGCCAAGGAGAGCGGGCGCCTTTCTGCGAGCGATGAGCGCGAGGTGGCCGGGGCTCTGGTCCAACTCGCTGGCCGCCGCGGCCGTGTCGCCGTCAGGGTCACAACGACGCTCCCGAAGCCGACGCGAGCGGAACGAGTGTCCTCCGTGAAGACCAGGAGGGCGAGCGCCCGCGACCGTCGCGCTGCCATCCGGATAGGTGTGTTCGAGCGCGCCAATGGCCGATGTGAAGGTCCGGGCCCGCTATGGTTCGGGGTGGGCGGTGGCAGCCGGTGCGACAACGCGCCAGCGGAATTGTCTCACCTCTTCGGAAGAGGTCGCGGTCGTCTCCTGGAATCCGTCCGCACATGCGCCGCCTGGTGTCGTGCGTGCCACATCGGATTCACCAACAACCGACCGAGCGCGGCCTTCTGGTGGAGCTTCATCGCGTGGTGGCTTCAAGAGGAGGGGTTCGCGCCAGAGGCGGAGAAGGCCAAGGCGAGAGCAGAGTTTGTAAAGACGCGCGCGGGGCTGCCGGGCGGCGCATCGGGGTCCTGATCCATTTCTGCTTGCAATCGGAATCCGAGTGCGTATTGTTCGGTCCATCGGTCGACCGGGTCTCACCGGCCGCCGAGAAAAAGGAGAGGGGCGATGTCCTCACGGGCAGACGGCAAGGTGACGTGTCCGAAGTGCGGAGCAGTCTCGAGACAAGAGGGGTTTGGGAAGGAGGAGACCCGGAAACTCGGCGGGCGGAACATGCCGCACAGCCAAGAGCCGATCGTGACGAAGCGCCGCGAGCGTGCCGCCGCGCTGCGGAAGAGGAACGAGAGCTGAGTTTCGACGGCTGTGCAGGAGTGAAGATCCTGACCGGAAAGTAAGGGCGACGAGGCCGCATAAAGGCGCCTCGGCGCAGACTGACGCCGGGGCCCCGGCCGGCGGCGGTGCTTGTTCCTCCGGGCGCGGCACCACCGAAAAGGAGAGGACGTGGAGACGACGATTTCGAGCGAGACCGGAGGAGTCAAGGCCCACCACCACGACGAGGACGGGTACGGGCGGCTGCTGGTAGCCCTTCGCGAGCGGGCGCTGGCAGCCACGGGCGCCGGCGCCGCGCTGTTCCAGACCGACGCGGCGCCACGGCTGTTTGACGCTTTCCTGGGCGCCCTGGACGAACCGGAGCGTCAGCACTACAACTGCCGGGCCTGCCGCCGGTTCGTCGAGCGCTATGGCGGGCTGGTCACGGTGGCCGACGACGGGCTCCTGGTCCCGCTGTTCTGGGCGCCGGCTGGCGTCGGCGCCGGCCTAGACCGTGCGGTGGAGGAGCTCCAGCGCATGGTCCGGCGCGCGACGATCTCCAGCGTCTTCTTCACCAGTGAGCGCACTTGGGGTGTGCCCCAGAACGAGAGTAAGCGTGGAACCTGGCGCCACATGTCCGCGGTCACATCTGTCCTGGTGGGCTCAGCCGAGCGCGCCGACCAGCTGGCCGCCCAGAAGTCCGAGGAGTTCGGGATGTTGTGCCGCGGCCTTGCGGAGTTCCCGGCCGAGACCGTGCGCGCCGCGCTTCAACTCCTGGTCAGCGGCAATCTCTACAGGAGCGAGAAGTGCGAGGGGATGGCCCGTTGGTTGTTGGACCTGCACGAAGCGCGGGCGCTGGTGCCAGGTTCCACGCTCACGTTCGTCCCTGGGCGCGTTCCAGGTGCAGCGCACGGCGGCGACCGGGCGGCCAACCTGACCTGGCGGGCCGTGGCGAAGGCCCCGACCGGCTTCTGCCACGTCCGATCTGGGATGATCGGCGCCCTGTTGGAGGACGTGAAGGCCGGGCTCCCGTTCGAGGTGATCAAGGAGCGCTTCTACTCCAAGATGAACCCGCTGCTCTACCAACGCCCCCAGGCTGCCCCGAGCGCCGGTAACATCGCCGCTGCGGAGAAACTCGTCGCCGAGATGGGGATCGCGCCGTCCCTCAGCCGCAGGTTCGCGAAGCTCGAGGAGGTCCAGGCGCTCTGGCGCCCGAGCCATGGCCATGCCCCCAAGTCTCCCCATCCCGGCAGCGTGTTCGGCCACCTGGCCGCGAAGGGGCGCGGAGCGGTGGCCACCAGCGTCAGGCAGCCGCCCACGCCGATCACCTGGGAGAAGTTTCGCCGAACCGTGTTGCCCGACGCGAAGAAGATCGAACTGCTCGCGCCATTCGCTGGCAGCTACGCCGCGCTCCTGACCGCGGCCGACTCCGGCGCACCGCCGATCCTCCAGTGGGACAACCCGGAGCAGCGCAACCCCTTCTCCTGGTACGTGTATGCCAGTGGCTCCCACGCGTCTCGGTGGAACCTCCGGCCCGGCGGGTGGGTGGCCGTCGCTGCGGTCGCGCTGGGCCCCAACATGTGGTCGGGCGAAGACCGCCACGCCCATCACGGCCAGAGGGTCTTCCTGCTGCTCGAGGGGGCGCGGGACCTGAACTACGCCGCCGGGCGCGGAGGCGGGCTCTTCCCGGAGATGCTGAAGTCCGAGTTCCACCAGGTCCGCGCCACGCTGGAGGCCTACAGCCGGCAGGCGGCCATCGCTGGCAAGGAGGAGGCGACCGCCTGCGGCCTGCTGCTCAGGCGGGACGGGGAAGGGTGGGACTGCACGCTCCGCGTCACCGGTGAGCTTGGCGAGATGTTCTACCAGCTGGACCGCTGGGACTGAGCCATGACCGACCGCACCGAACCGAAGCTGAACATCACCATCCCGGCCAACGCCCTGACGCTCCCGACGACGCACCCGCTGATCCAGGCCGTCGCCAAGTACCGGCGGGCGGCTGCGGCCCAGCGGCGGGCTTGGCGCGTCTGGGGCAAGACGCAGCCCACGCGCGGCCACGAGCCGGCCGACGCCCTGGAGTTGGCGCTCGAGCGCGCCGCCGCGGCAGAGGCCACCGCCGCTCAGCTCGCGGCCCTGCTGGAGTCGGAAGGCGTGGACCTGAAGTCGATCAAGTCGGCGATCTGAGCGGTCGCCAATCGGAGGGAGAGAACGTGTCGAGAGCCAAGAGAGAGGTTGGCCTGGGGACCTGCAAGTACTGCGGCCGCGAAGGCTTCCACCAGGACCCGCGCCCCGTGAATGAGGGCGGCGGGCCGTGGAGGCTGTGCCGGATGCACTACACCCGCGCCCTGCGCCGCTCCCCCAACCTGCAGAAGGCCGGCAAGGTCCGAGACGGCTCCAGGTCCGCCAAGATCCAGGTGCGCTGCGAGCCGGCGTTCAAAGACTACCTCACCAAGTTGTACGGGGACGGGAAGGTCAGCGACGCCTGCCTGGTGATCCTGAAGAAGACGGTCGGCTGGAAGCCCGCCGCCACGCGCGGGTCCGGCTCATGAGCGCCATCTACTTTCACACCAAGGACGAGGGCACGAAGGCGATACGCGGCTCCGAGCGGCGCCACTTCGGCAACCTGTGCAACCACGTGTTGATGGCCGCGATCGGGGCCATCCGGGACACCCAGGAGTCGCCGCACTGGCTTCGGCGGATGGTGCCGGCGTCGCACTACCTCCGGACGACCGCGCCAGAGCATTTCGCGAAGAGCGCCGAAGCGGCGTTGTCGGTCTCTGACGATCTGCACCTGACGTTCCCGGGCACGGACGAGACAGCGGACCCGTTCACACTCGCGCTCAACACGGCGATCGCGGTCGGGCCAGGTCCGCTGTGCCTGGCCGCGCGAATCCATGGGCAGTGCGAGATTCACTCGTGGGTCGACGGCCACAACCGAGCGTGGTTGGCGGATATCATCGACCACGGCTGTCGAGTCGGGCTGTTCAGGCACAAACAGGGGTGGGCGGAGTTGCTCCCGTGGCTACGGGCGCGCGAGGACGCCCCGGTAGTCCTTTCCTACAGCGTCTGCGACTCCTTCTCGCCGCACAATGAAGACGCCGCCGAGGAGGACCAGGCGACCGCCTGGGGCCGCGGGATGAGATGGCTGCGCGAGCAGTCTGGCGGACTTGAGCTCAAGCCGGAGGGCTTCGGGACCTTCTTCTTCGGGTCCCGTCCCATCACTGGGTTCCACCTCGCGCCGCTGGCGTCTGGCGCCATGAGGCTCGACGACATCCGCCCGAGCGCGGACCCGTAGACCACACCACAACCACCACTAGAACGAGGAACCGATGGCAACGACACCCGAAGCCGTGACCGAGAGCTCACACCCCGCTGTTGTGGGCCACGCCGGGCCGACGATGGCGCTGGCCGTGCTCGGCTCCAAGCGCGAGGAGTCCGAGTTGCTGGCGCAGCTGAAGCACGGCGCGGCCCTGCGCAGCGTCCGCCTGGCGGATGTGCTCGTCGGCGGGGAGCAGCCTCGGAAGACGTTCGACGAGGTGAAGCTCCGCGACCTCGCGGACTCCATCCGACAGCACGGGATCATCCAGCCTCCCCTGCTCCGGCTGCTCGACGACGGCCGACTGCAGGTGGTCGCCGGGCATCGGCGCGTCCGGGCGGCAATGCTGGCCGGGATGGAGGAGACCCAGGCCCTCGTCCGGCAGATGACCGACGAGCAGGTCTTCGACGCCCGGATGGCGGAGAACCTCCACCGCGACGACCTGACCCCGCTCGAGGAGGGCCTAGAGTACTACCGGATGACCCTGCCGGTGGAGGAGGGCGGGCTCGGCCGCCGAGTCGAGGAGGTGGCGGAGAAGATGCGGCGCTCGGAGGCCCACGTCTATAGCCTGCGCGCCCTGTTCTATCTCTGCCCCGAGGGGCGGCGTGCGCTCGAGCTGAAGCAGATCGAATCCACGGTGGCTCAGCAGGTCGCGCGCATCCCGGACCCGGCCCAGCAGGCCAAGTGCGTGGCCTGGCTCGTGTCGATGCGCCCCAAGACCGAGCGCGAGGAGGACCGCCGTCCGCTCCCGAGCAGGGAGGCGGCGCGGCACATCCGGGACAACTACATGCTGGATCTCGGCCGGGCGCCGTTCGACCGGAAGGACGACGTGCTGGTGATGGCCGCCGGCCCGTGCACCACCTGCCCCCACAACTCCGACCGGCAGCCTGGGGACCTTTTCGAGAGCCGGTCCAGGCCGTACTGCCTGAAGCCGGCCTGCTACAAGGAGAAGGTCGCCGCGCTGTGGGCCCGCGAGCAAGAGCGGGCGAAGGAGAAGGGCCACAAGGCGATGAGCATCAGGGAGGGCAAGGAGATCTTCCCCAACGGCCAGCTGGCGATGAACGCCCCGTTCGTGGACCTGGACGGCCCCTGCCACGAGGACAAGCGGAAGCGGACCTGGCGGGAGCTGCTCGGCGAGTCGATCCCGCCGGTGACGGCGGTTCCGGACATGGACGTGAGGCCCCACGAGTTGGTCGACCGGGCCGAGGCGCTGGCCGCTCTGAAGAAGGAGGGGCACAGGTTCACAGCCCAGCGGGCCGAGGCGAACAACCGCCCGTCGATCAAGGACGCCCCCGAGGAACAGGGGCAGCGCGAGGCCGAGGAGAAGGTACGCGGCGCCGCGCGGGAGGCGTTCGTCGAGGAGGCCGTCTCCGGCACAGAGAAGAGCGGGCTCGGCGCCGAGGGCTGGCGGGTGATCGTGGAGTCGCAGCTGCACGTCGGTAACTGGCGGACGCTCGCGGAACGGCGCGGGATCGAGGGCGGCCTGGATGAGTTGATGAAGCGGGTCGGCAAGATGCCGATCCGCGAGCTCGCCGGCTGGGGCCTCGAGTTGGCCCTCATCGACATCATGGCCGGGGTGGACTCCGAGGACTTGCGCCCCCTGGGCAAGAAGTTGGACGTGGACGTGAAGGCGCTGGAGGCCAGGGTGCGCGCTCAGTTGGAGGCAGAGAAGGGGACCGAGGCCAAGCCGGCGGAGAAGAAGGGGAAGGCGCGGGGCAAGAGCGCCAAGAGGAAGAAGTAGGCGGCATCACCAGGGGGCGCGCGATGGGCGACTTCGTGAACGAGTTCAGCTATTCGCATTCGCGGCGCGAACTCTTCGAGCAATGCAAGAGGGCCTACTTTCACAACTACTATCTGAGCTGGGGTGGTTGGCGGCGCGACGCGAGCGGCATCCAACGCGAGGCGTACCGACTCAAGAAGCTCGACGACCGCTGGACGTGGGCCGGCGGCATCGCTCACGACACGATCACCCGCTCCCTGCTGGAGACGAAGGCCGGGCTCGACGTGTCGGCGGACCAGAAGGTGGGCGCGGCGCACGAGGTCTTCAGGCGCGAGTGGCTCGCGTCGAGAAACGGCCGCCGCGACGCCAAGAACGGCCGCGGCTTCTGGGGCCTGCTGGAGCACGAGTACTCGGAGCCAGTGGAGCAGGCGCGGTGGGCGATGGTCTGGGAGCGCACCCGGGCTGGGCTGATGTGGTGGTTCAAAGAGAGCGGCTGGCTCGAGCGCACCCGGACGCTGCCCAAGGACCGCTGGTTGGCGGTGGACGACGGGGACCTGGAGAAGACCTCGGTGGTGGTGGACGGGGTGAAACTCTGGACCATGCCGGACCTCGCGTTCATCGACGACAACGGGGCGGCGTGGGTGGTGGACTGGAAGACCGGCAAACCCAAGCAGCTGCACCTAGACCAGATGGCGGGCTACGCCACGGGGCTGGCGGCGCGCAACGGCGGGGTCCTGCCGGGCTCAGGGCCGCTCCGCGTCTCGCTGGTCTACCTGACGCAGGGGAAGACGGGGGAGTCCGTCGTGGGCCCGGCCGAGATGGAGTCCTTCCGAGGGCGGATGGCGGCCAGCGTCGCGGCCATGCGGGCGGTTCTCAAGGACCCCGCGAAGAACGAGCCGCTGCCGATGGAGCACTTCCCCATGACGGACGACCTGGACGAGTGCCGGCGCTGCGCGTTCCGCCGGATCTGCAAGCGGGGGTGACCCGTGAGAAGTCGCTTCCCTGGTGATGACGCGCCGACTAGCTCGAGGAGGAACAAGGACGTGGACACCAAGAACAGCAGGACCATCCGCGCTGAGATCAATGACGAGCCCGACGGGACGTCAATCGCCGTTTGCATCGCCCCGGACGTGTGGCTGGACGCGCACGTCTACAGGGACGCCATGCAAAAGTTGGCCGCGCGCGTTCAGCAGATCCTCGCCTCCAAGCCGGACGCGGAGGCAATGCGAAAGGCCATGGCGGAGGACGTGATCCCCGCCTGGCTGGCGGATCTGGAGGCAGTCGGCGCGCTGGTCCCGGACGACTTCCAAGGCCAGAAGAAGAAGCTCTTCCACTGCGACGAGGACAACGCCTGCGGCCACCTCCGGGCCCCGACCTTCCTCAAGGAGGTGGCGTCGTCGTCGCTGCTCTTCGACACCGGCATCCACCCGGCCGTCGAGGACGCGCTGGCCGAGGCGCTGAGGCTCGGCGTGCGGCTCCGCCAGCACCTGGTCGTCGTCGTGGTCGGCGAGGAGGTGAGGGTCACCAGCGAGGACCCGGAGGCACCCAACCCGGCCGGGCACTTCGTCGGGCGATGGCTGGTCACCGCTGAAGTCCCGAGTTGAGGGGGCGCCGCGTGAGGATGAACGTCGGCAAGGAGTACAAGACCGGGGACGCGGCCGTGGTGCTGGAGTTGGACGGCGCGCGCGTCGCGGTGGACTGGAGCGACAACGCCGACCGCGAGCAGGCGACCGCGGCGGTGGCCAAGCTCGCCCTGCTCTGCAACGCGCTCGACCAGCCCGACGTGAGGCGCCTGCTCCGGGCGATGAAGAGCGACCAGAAGGCTCGCGGGCACCTGGCCGGTGGGCCACTATGAGCGTGGACCCGCGCAGGATGGTGAGCGCCTCGGCCGAGAAGGCCCGGCTGCGCGAGGAGCATGGCCAGCCGGTGCAACCGCACAAGGTCCGCAACGGTAAGCCGTGCCCCATCCAGCCCTGCCCCACCACCATCCCTCGGGGCCGGATCACCTGCGACTGGCACTGGCAGATCCTGCCGTGGGACTGGCGCGTGGAGAACCGGGTGCCGAACGGCAGCGGCTTCGGCGAGTTGACGCTCAGGTGTTGCTGCTCGGTCTTCAAAATCTACGAGATCCTTGAGGAGGTCGGCGTCCCCAAGCTGCTCGACCAGGACGTCCACACCGGGAAGATCGCCTGCCCGTGCAAGTGGTGCGCGCCGAACTGGGCCAGGGCGCGGCGCGCGCTCGGCGTGGCCGCCGACTTCTGGGCCCACCTGCTGAAGACCTACTGCCGCTGAGGCGTGTCGGCTGCCGGCTGGTGATCCCGAATGAAGGCGATCAGCGCGTCTCGAACCTTCACCGCCTCATCAAACGTGAGGCAGATCACAGTCTTCTCGCCATGGACGAGATCGACGGACCCCTCCCAGAAGCACCCTTCCGAATTCGTCCCGGGCAGCACGACAGCCTCGTGGCTAACCACGAGCCTCTCACCGTCGACCGATGGAATCTCCAGGTACATCTTATTGTGTCCCGGCGGGCAGTTGGGCGTGTTCATGTCGGACATGCCCTATGGGCCACGTGCTGCAGTGCCCAGCCCCTGATCCTCGCCCAGATGCTCCCGCTTCGGCTCCGGCAGGATGGCCTTGATGAGGCTCCACCCACCGGAGGCGATGAACGCCGCTACCAGCCCGCGGACAAGGGTCTCCATGCCCATCTGGCCGGTCACGGCGGCGTTGGCGAAGGCCGCCGCCTGACCGCCCACCAGCGAGAGCACCGCGCCGCCGCGCGAGGTCGCGAGCCACGGCACGTAGGGCCCCAGGAACGAGCGCGAGAACCACACCGAGCCGATCACCACCAGGCTCAGCACGAGCAGCCACTGCCCATCCTGCACGGCTCGGACGAGCAGGAGGACGAGCGCGGAGCCGTCAATCGGTCCGCCACTGGCGACCTGCCCGGGGTCGAACGGCCGGGCCTGCTGCGCGAGCGCGAGCCCCGGCAGGGCAAGCACCAAGAAGAACAACCACTTCAGCGGTTTCAACATGTGGTCCTCCGGGTTGGCGACGGCGCGAGGCTACTACCGTTCCGCATCCAGAACGCAATGCCTTGCATCTGGACTCCGAACGTGTATTATTCGCCTCGTCTGGCGGGCAAGGCCGGGCGCGCAGTGGAAAGGAGAGGCACCCCATGCAGTTCCCCGCGAACAGCGCCGCTTCCTACTCTGTCACCGTCGATCCAGACGTTCCGGGGGCTGCGTCATGAAGCGCTTCTACCCGGCGGCCGAGAACCCCGGTTTCCACCCAGGCACGACGGCGGTCATCAGGTTCGTCAAGCTGAAGCCCTCCGCTCCGTGCCAACAGTGCGGCAGGAAGATCAGGTCGGGTTGGACGATGCTGGTGCCGTTCCAGGCCGGCACCCTTCAGGCATTCTCCGTCCAACTCGGCGCCGAGTTGCCAGCCGGCGCAGTCGTCTGCTCCGATCACCCGCTCCACGTCGTGGAGCGCCTCCAGGCCATCGTGACCTGCGACCAGGTGGCCGTTGGGATGATCGGCGCCGGCGATCTACCGGAACTGCTCGCTGGCCTCTTCCGCTGCTTCCCCTCCGGCACCCAGCCGTGCGCTGAATGCCGTGGAGCCCATGCGGTCTGGACGATGGTTATCCCGTTCCATGTCGGAGCCGTAGTCGATGGCCAGGTCCGACTCGGGAAGGAGCACGAGGCCGGTGCGCCCATCTGCGCCGCGCACCAGGGCCTCCAGCCGGCGGAGCGCCTGAAGGATCTCGTCTTCTGTGGAGAGGCACCGTGAACAGCAAGCTGAAGACCTGGCACCTAGAGGCGGCCGTCATCTACGCCCTGCTCTGCCTGGCGTGGTCCGTGGAGCAGGTGCTCGCCGGGCGCGTGGACTATCTGTCGGCCGTCGCGGTGGTCGCCGGCTACCTGGGCTCGCGCGGCTGGTCCATCTCGGACCGCGTGGCCGAGTTCGGGCCCGACCCGCGCGCGAAGATGGTCTCGTGCTACGGCGCGCTCGCCAAGTACATGAACCTGCTGTTCCTGTGCTCGATGATCGCGGCCTTCCGCCCGCTGCTGGACGACAAGCTACCGGTGCTCGCGATCACCGGACTGGGGCTCCAGGGGATGTATCCCGTCTGGAGACGCCTCTACCGCTGCACAAAGCGCCGCGCCGAACTGCTCCGAATTCTCTGGGCGCTGCGCCGGACGCTGAGCGCCGACCAGTACCGGCACGCCCTCGTCGCTGCGATCCGCGCGCAGCCGGCCAGGAGGACCGATGTCGGCACCACGTGGGACGGGTAAACTGAAATGACCGTCAAGACCTCGCCGTTCAAGTACACAGACAAGGCTGCTCCGGCCGAGTACCACTGTGGTTGCGGGGCTTCTGGAGTCCGCCTGTACCGCGAGTACCAGACCTACGCCCGCTCGACCGCGTTGTTCTGCACCAAGTGCGCTTTGAAGGACCAGAAGAGAGAACGCCCCGACTCACGGTCGGCCCACACCATCGGTTGGCTCGTGGCTGCTGTGCCGACCGAAGATGGCAACACGTTTTGGGGGTTCTCTTCGGTTCCCGACGCTGGCGTGAATTGGTGGAACAACCTTCCAGCGCTGCAACCCGCAGGTCGCGGTGATCAACGCGAAGCCGACGAGGACGACCGATGCCAGCACCCAAGTGGAAGCCCCGCGACATCGCGAAGGTGATCGATGCGATGCTCCAACATGTGCCGCAGGATAGGAGCCAACTGCGCCGGAACCTCCAGCGACTCAAGATGGCTGTCGCGTTCACCGCCCCGGAGAGCATCGGTCAGCGGTGGCATGAACTGCAATACGTCTTCAACAACGCCGTCTTCGGCGCAGAGGAATGGAACCGGGATAAGGCGCCGGAGTGGGCCGAGCAAGCCGGCCGCATCCTCGCCGGGGAAGTGGAGATACCAGCCTAGCCGCCGGGCCAGGCATACCCGCGCGAGCGCGTGAAGCGCGCGGTGGTGGACGCAGGCTTGGCGGTACGCGGCGGAAGGCTCCACCAGCAAAGACCTATTGCGCACCGCCGCGAGGATAACTCGCGGCCGGGGTTGGGCGGAGGAAGGCTCGCCCGTCCAACCACGAACACCAAGAGCGAGCAATCAGGGAGGCCGACGTGGACCCAGACGCCGCAGTGAAGTTCGTACCCACCCACCGAATCACCTTCCGCCCGACCGAGAGCGGAGGCGCGCGCGTCTTCGAGGTGAGGCTGGGGGACCTCGGGTGCGCCGAGCAGACGGACGGCGCGTCGTTCTGGACCCACGACCCGGACAACGGCTGGCGTTACCTGGGCTACAGGACCCCGAACGGCGAGCCGGGCGAGCTCGTCGTGGAAGACCTCGTGCACTGCGACGGGTGCTCCGCCGAGTTGGACGACGCGGCGATCAGCCAGGCGGTGTCCGGGCCCGACGGCCGTCTGGTGTGCGCCGGGTGCCGCAACCGCCAGGCTTCGACGGCCGCGGGCATCTTTGAGGTGATCGGCGCCAGGTTCGCGCGTGAGGTCGAAAGGACGTGGGCCGCCGTCGTCGTGGAGACGAGCGCCGGTGACGTGTGGCTCGTGGCCGCCGCGCCACCCTCCGCGCGCGAACGCTGGCGGGCGGGCGAGGCGGTGGAGCGGCTCGTGATGGTGCAACCGTTCGGCGACTCGCCGGACGCATGGCTGCCGCCGACCCTCCGGGGGCTCACGGTGGAGGACGTGCTCCCCGCGTGCGAGGGGCGCGCCCGCGAACTGTTCCTCAACCGCTGGAGGGCCGGACGGTGACGACCTTCCAACTCGCGGTCGGCAGCATGCCGGGCCGGCCACACCAGCTCGTCGGCAGGAATAATCAGGACGCCGCGTTCACCCTGCGACTGCCGGACGGCGGGTTCGTAGCCGTCGTCTGCGACGGATGCAGCGGCAGCCCGCGGAGCGAGGTGGGGGCTATCGCCGGGGCGCGGATGGTGGCGTACGCCGTGGCGAGCGAGGCCGAGGGCGGGCGGGTCCACGACGATGGCGCCTGGACGGTGGCTGTCACCCTGGCCGTCCGGCACCGTCTTCTCGCGATGGCCGAGATGCTGGCGCCGCCTGGTCTGCACGGCTTCGCCGTCGTGGAGAGCCTGCTCTTCACGGTGGTGGGGGCGATCGCGAGCGGCGGGGTCCTCCGAACCTTCTCATGCGGGGACGGCCTGCTCGCAGTGAACGGGGAGACCCTGCGGCTGAAGCCGCAGGCGGGGAACGAGCCGCCGTATCTGGCCTACGGCGTCCTGAAGAACAGGCCCACGTCCATCCCGGACGACCTTCTGACAATCAGGACCCACCACCGGCGTCTCGTGGATGACGTGGCCACGCTCATCGTCGGGACGGACGGCGCTGGGGACCTCGCCGACGCGGCCGACCGCTTCATCCCAGGGACGACGGAGCGCATCGGGCCCCTGCACCAGCTCCTCGAGCGGCCCGCCGTCTTCGAGAACCAGGACGGCCTGCGGCGGTGGTTGGCGCGCATAGGCCGCGACAAGGTGGTGAGCGCCAACGGAGCCCACCGGGTCGAGCCCGGACTACTGCGGGACGACACCACGCTGGTGCTCGCGCGGAAGGTGGCGCCATGAACGTCTACCTCGCGGGGAAGTTGGTCCGCGTGTCGCCCGCGCAGCTGCTCGGCCGCGGGGGCGAGGCGGAGGTGTACGACATCGGCACGGCCCTGAAGCTCTACAAGCCCCCGGAGCACGCGGACTTCACCGGGATGCCGGACCAGCAGCAGGCGGCCAGGACAAGGATCCTCGAGCACCAGACGAAGCTCCGCGACTTCCCGAAGGGACTGCCCCGGCAGGTGGTTGCGCCGCAGGAACTGGCGACCGACCGGGCCGGGAAGGTAGTCCTCGGGTACACGATGTCGCTGGTGCGCGGGGCCGAGCCCATCATGCGGTACGGCGAACCCGCCTTCCGGCGGACCGTCGGCGGCGGGAGCGTGGTGAAGGTCTTCCTGGAGCTGCACGAGGCGGTGGCCGCCCTCCACCGGAACGGCGTGGTGATCGGCGATTTCAACGACCTGAACGTGCTGGTGAAAACCGCTGGCATCTCCATCGTCGACGCGGACAGCTTCCAGTTCCGCTCCGCCGCGCGGTCCTACCTCAGCTCGGTCTTCACCGAGCGGTTCGTGGACCCCCTGCTCTGCGAGGCCAGCGCCCCCACCCCGGTGCTCACGAAGCCCCACAACGAGCTCTCCGACTGGTACGCCTTCCACGCGCTCCTTTTCCAGAGCCTCCTCTGCGTCGGGCCCTTCGGCGGCATCCACAGGCCCAAGGACGCGATGAAGCGCATCCCGCCAGCGGCGCGTCCGCTGCGCCGGGTGACGGTGCTCCACCCCGAGGTGCAGTACCCGAAGCCCGCCATGCCGGCGGAGAGCCTTCCACATGACCTGCTCCACCACTTCGACCAGACCTTCGCGCGCGACGCCCGCGCAGCGCTCCCGCGTCCGCTGCTGGAGCAGCTGCACTTCCAGACGTGCTCGTCCTGCGGCAGGGAGCATGCGCGGGGCTCCTGCCCTACCTGCCAGCCGCACGCCCAGGCCACCGCGACGCGCGTCGTGGCCGCGCGCGGCCGCGTATCCGCCACCACGGTCTTCGAGACCCGGGGCGAGGTCGTCCACACCTGCCTCGACGGCGGGGACGTGCGCTGGCTGGCCTGGGAGGGCAGCTCGTTCGTCCGCGAAGACGGCAAGGCGGTCTACGGTGGCCCGCTCCGGGCGGGGGTGACCTACGCCATCCGCGGGCCCGACACCTACCTCGCGCTCGGCGGGGAGGTGGTGCGCGTCCCGTCCACGGTTGCGTCGCAGGTCTACTCGGTTGACACCAGCCAGGGCCGCCCCGTCTTCGGGTGCAACCCGGCGCACATCTACTGGGCGCACGGCGGGCGCCTACACCGCGACGCGCAGCTCGGGCCCGAGATCATCGGCGATGTGCTGCAGGGACAGACTCGCTTCTGGGTCGGCCCTACGTTCGGCGTGGGCTTCTACCGCGCCGGTGCCGTCAGCGTGGGATTCACGTTCGACGCCGAGAAGCGCGGGCTGCGGGACACGGTGAAGCTGCCGGCGATGCCAGGGCAGATCCTCGACGCCGCCTGCGCGATCAACGAGCGGCGCGCTTGGCTCTTCGTGGCGACCCAACTCCGCGGCCGCCTCATCAACTACTGCGTCGTCCTCGGTCGGAACGGGGACGTCCTCGGCCAGTTGGAGGCTCCGGCAAACTCCAACTCGTGGCTCGCCAACGTCCACGGCAGGTGCGCCGCGGGGGACTTGCTCCTCTGCCCCACCGACGACGGCGTGATCCGCGTCGAGCTCCAGAACGGCGCGCCGACCGAGACCCGCGTCTTCTCGGACGCCGAGCCCTTCGTAGACGCGAGCTGCTCTCTCATCGCCGCCGCGCGCGGGCTCTGCGTTGTGAGCCCCAAGAAGATCGTCGCCCTGACGTTCCACTGATTCACAACCGCAACCCGCAGCACCCAAGGAGCCGCACATGAAAGCCAGCACCTCGCCGTCCCAGACCCCAGCTCCAGCGTTCTACGCGCGCGACCGCTCCGCCGCGTGGGATTACACCCCCAACCAGCAGACTCTGCTCACCCACGCCGACGACTTCCGCCGGGCGCACAACGTCCGCGCCGCGGCGACGGACAAGCTCCGCGCCCACCTGCTGCTGATCGACGTGCAGAAGGACTTCTGCCTGCCCCAGGGCACGCTCTACGTCGGCGGCCGCAGCGGCCGCGGCGCCATTGAGGACAGCGCCAGGATCGCCGAGTTCATCTACGGCAACCTCCCGCGCATCACCAGCATCACGACGACGCTCGACACCCACTTTGCCTACCAAATCTTCTTCCCCTCGTTCTGGCAGCAGGCCGACGGGAGCCCGGCCGCCCCGTTCCGGGAGATTTCCACCGCGCAGGTGCTGGCCGGCGAGGTGAAGCCAAACCCGGCCATGACGCCGTGGCTGTGCAACGGCAACTACACCTGGCTGATGGGGCAGGTCCGCCACTACTGCGAACAGCTCGAGCAGGCCGGCAAGTACAGGCTCTACCTCTGGCCGCCCCACTGCCTGCTCGGCAGCGACGGCCACGCCCTCGTCGGGACCATCCACGAGGCCCGGCTGTTCCACGCCTTCGTCCGCGGCACCCAGTCTTGGTGCGAGGTGAAGGGTGGGAACCCGCTCACCGAGAACTACTCCGTCCTCCGCCCTGAGGTGCTCACCCGCCACGACGGTCAGCCGCTCGCCCAGCGGAACACGGCCTTCCTGAAGACACTCCTCGGCGCCGACGCGGTGGTCATCGCCGGGCAGGCCGCCAGCCACTGCGTGAAGAGCTCCATCGACGACCTGCTCTCGGAGATCGCCACCCAGGACCCCGCGCTGGCGAAGAAGGTCTACGTGCTGACCGACTGCATGTCGGCGGTGACCGTGCCGGACGGCAAGGGCGGGTTCATCGCGGACTACACGGCCGACGCCGAGCAGGCGCTCCAGCGGTTCGGCGCCGCCGGCATGACCCTGGTGAAGTCCACCCAGCCAATGGACTCGTGGCCGGGGATGTAGGTTTGGCCGTTTCGCCACGCCCGCCGCCTGCACGTCGCCGGCGGCGGCCTTCAACCAGCTGAGAACCCGCAGAACCCAAGGAGAACCGCGAATGTCTTCGAGCAATACCGCAGTCGACCAGCTTTTCCAGGGCGCCCAGTCCGATGGCATCCTCTCGCCCGAGTCCGCCCAGGTCCTCGCCGTGGGCGACCTCGGCGCCCAGATTCAGGCCGGGCTCGGCATCACCGTGGATGACGTGCAGTCCAGCGAGGTGGTGCTGGTCTCCATCCTCCCCGACGACTCGGGGTCGATCTCCGAGGCCCACAACGAGCAGGTGGTCTGCGACGGCCACAACCTCGTCCTCGACGCGCTCCGCGCCAGCAAGCAGGCCGACGCCATCCTGGCGCACACCCGCCTGCTGAACGGCCGGGTGTTGTTCCCCTACCAGCCGGTCAACAAGGTGCCGAAGATGGAGCAGGGGTCCAACTACTGGGCCGCCGGGGGCACCCCGCTCTACGACCAGACCGTGCTCCTCCTGGGCACGGTGCTGGCCAAGGCCCAGGACTTCTCCAACAGCGGCGTGGTGTGCCGCACGGTGACGCTCATCATCACCGACGGCGCGGACCTCCACTCCAAGCGCGCCAGCGCCAGCGACGTGGCGAAGATCGTCACGGACATGCGGCGGGCCGAGACGCACATCGTGGCGGCGATGGGGATCGCCGACGGGCAGACCGACTTCCGGAAGGTGTTCAGCGCCATGGGCATCGAGGACAAGTGGATCCTCACGCCCAGCAACGACGCGTCGTCCATCCGGCAGGCGTTCCAGGTCTTCTCACAGTCCGCCGTGCGCGCCTCCCAGGCGGCGGTGAACTTCCAGGCGGCCTCGGCCGGCGGCTTCGGAGCGCCATGATCGTCGCGAGAACGGGCGCCCCTGGCCGCTCGCACGCGACAAGGGGCGTCACCCTCCCGCGAGGAGCTGGCCGATGAACGTGGACTTCACGCAGCGCTGGCGATCTGGGCGCGCCAACTACCGGCCGGCGGGCGAGCCAATCCAGACCCGCCTCTACGAGGTGGTGGAGTTCGCGCGCAAGTGCGGGCCGGTGAAGGACTTCGTGCTCGCCCACCACTGCTCTGGTTCCGTCCCGGCGGCGCGTCGGCAGTTCGGCCTGTGCCGCGCGGGGCAGGTGGTCGGCGCGGCCATCTTCTCCGTGCCAGCCCGGGCGGAGGCGCTCTCCGCCATCCCGGCGCCGCCCGCGGAATGCCTCGACCTGGGGCGCCTGGTGCTGCTCGACGACGTGCCGGCGAACGGAGAGACGTGGTTCCTGGGGAGGTGCTTCGAGCTGCTCGCGCGCCAGGGGTTCGCGGGGGTCGTCTCGTTCTCCGACCCGGTGCGCCGGACGCGGGTCGACGGCTCGGTGGTCATGCCCGGGCACCTCGGGACCATCTACCGCGCCCACAACGGGGTCTACACGGGCCGCTCGAAGGCGCGGGTCCACCAGCTGCTGCCGGACGGGACCATCTTCTCTCCGAGGGCCATCCAGAAGGCCCGGGCTGGCGAGACCGGGGCCCGCTACGCCATCTCCACCCTGACGCGCTTCGGGGCGAAACCGCCAGCGCGCGGCGAGGACGTGGCGACCTGGATGACGGAATGGCTCGCGAGGATCGCCAGGCCGCTGAGGCACGGCGGCAACCTGCGCTACGTCTGGGGCCTGCACCGCGCAGTCAAAAGAGCGCTCCCAGCCGGGCTCCCGTTCCCAACATGGGAGGATCTCGTCCCCGCCAACCCTAAACGCGCGACTTCGGCGTGAACCTGCTGCGCGTCGCCAGCACGTCGCTGACGTAGTTCTTCCCGGTGGTGATGAGGTCCAGGCGGTGGAGGAGGACGTGGGCGGAGACGTTCGCCGATCTCTTGAGGACCGCGCGCACTGCCCCCGGCCCGGCATTGTAGGCCGCCACGCCGGGGAGCTCCGCGCCCAGCTCGCCTACGTAGCCGGACAGGATCTCGGCGCCTTTCAGGATGTTGTAGCGGGGGTCCTGCCATTGCGGTTTATCGAGTGGCGTCTGGAAGACCCAGTCCTTCCAGGCGCGGTTGTCGATCTGCATCAGCCCGCGCCCGTGCCCTCCGTCGCCAACCCCTGCCGGGCCAGGTGGCTTCAGGACGCTGCCGCCTCGGCTCTCGCGCCAGCAGATGGCCGCGAGCAGGAACGGGTCCACCTCGTGCGCCCGGCCGGCGTCCGCGAAGTGCGTGGCCCACTCGACGAGCGCTCTGGGGAGGTTGGCCACGTTCATTGCCGGCTAATCCGCCTCGTGCGGCCAGCGCCATGTGCCCACACCTCCATCAGCGTTGTGTTCGACAGCGGCCCTGAATGTGTCGAACTCCTTCATCATGGTGGTGTCCTCTGGAGCCCCGCCGAGCAGCACGAGATTCGGCTTGAGCGAATCGTATGAGAGCGACCGGACAATTGCCGGTAGCTCCTGCGGAGGGTCGAAATACGGTGCTCCCTGGGTGAACAGCACCACGTCTCCTCTTATTGGGTTCTGCACTGGCGTCGAGTCTCCGGTTACTGCTGGTTTACGCGGGTTACTCGGCGTGCTCAGCGCGCGCCGATGCAAATATAATTGATTTCCTTCGCGCCCGGCGTGGAGAGAAGGGTGACTGCGCTCGTGGTGGTGCCGCCATGTCCGCAGGCATCGCCGGATCCATTGGCGGTCGAGCAGACGCAAAATGGCGCGTCACCGAAAACCGTGCCGAATGTCACGGGTGCCGACCCCGCGCCGTCGGTCGTCGTAAGCCCCGCCTCGATGGCCTGCTGCGCGGTCCCTGTACCATGGACGACGAGCGTCTTGAGCGAGTTGACCTTAAGACCATCGTTCCCCTTGGGGATAAAGTTGAACCCGCTATTGGACCCGCTCGAGGTCGCAGTCCATGTGGTGCCTACGCCGCTGTTCCCTCCGGTCACCGCCACATAGTCGGCGAAGTTCGAGCCCATCTTGCAAACGTTCCCGCAGTAGAGGTCGCCTGCGAAACGTCCGCCATTGATCGGAGCCTGGAACACCATCTGATTCACGATGTTCGAGATGCTCACTGCGCACGTCGGTGGATCCAGGCAGACGGTCCCCGCCACATAGAGCGTCCCAGCGTCGATGATGCCCGCTGTGATGCTGTTTGCCCGGATCGTTCCTGCGTCGAGCGTGTTGAAGGTGCAATCGCCGCTGCAGCCCAGCGGCGCCGTCATCGAGAACGGGGACACCTGCGGCGGCGTGGCGCCGAGAACCATCAGGAGGGCGGCCGTTGCGATGCTGCCTGCAGCGGCTGCGGCGAAGGCAAGACGCCGCCGCATTAGCCCAACTCCAACCAGCGGGTGTCTGCCGGCGCCACCTGGTTCGCGGCCGCGATGCAGCAGACCTTCACTGTGCCGGTGGCCTTGTTGTAAGAGACCGCTCCCGACCAACACGCGCCGGCTTTGACCGGCGTACCGGTGGCGGTCGTCAGCCCAGAGGCAGAGCAGGAGGACGCAGTGGTGATCCCGAAGTAAATGGCCGCTGAACCCTCGTTGCAAAGCTGAATCCCTTCACGCCCGTTCAGGCTCGTGGCGGGGACCAGGGTCGCCGTCGTCAGGCACGCGATCTGCCCGAACTGCGCCTGGGGGTTGGCGGAATACGCCCGCGCCTCAGAAGCCCACCACGTACCAGAGCCAGCAATGGTGACGACCAACAGCGCGACGATCACCGAACGCCTCTTCATTTCGAGCCCTCCGGCAAAGACTTGGCGAGGTAACGGAGAACGGTCTGACCTCCCGGCGTCTGCGGCTTCTCTGCCACGCAATACTTCGAGCCGGCCGGCGTAGAGGTCGTCACATGCCCGCCGGGCTCGATGAAGATGCCCTGTCCGATCTCGACAGCAGGACCGCCGACATAGATCTTCTCGTCCCCGCGGTTCCAGATGTCGACGGATCCGAGGGAATCCGTCTTGCCCTGAGGCGCCGGCAACACCTGGCGCTTGGGCCCACACCTCACCGTGCCGTACTCGACCCACCGTCCAAGGTCGACGCCTCCACCAGCCACGGCCACCCCGACCGTCACCACGCCCAGAACCATCGCGGACCACCACACAAGCGAGCGCATGCCCACCTCCGAGTATCACAAGCCACTACGCATCTTGACGCGCGGCAGTCTCGTCCGCGAGCGGCCTGAGATGCAAGTGCTGGATCCGACATGAGGACTCGGCGGTTGACCGCGGGGCGCCATAAGCCTACACCTCACACCCGAAAGGAGAGGTTCCAAGCGCATGAAGAAGAACACCCCGAGGAAGCCGCGGCCAGCCACGTCCGAGTTCGAGGAAGGCACCGACGCCGAGGAGAATCCGGCCGGTGACGACCTCATGGAAGATCTCCCCGTCGGGCGCTCGTACGAGGGCTCCTGGTCCACGTCAACCGGGACGCGGCGGAGGATGTCGCCGAACTACGCGGCGGAGCGGGCCGTCGAGGAGGCGGATCCGCCGGACGGTCGGGATGACGACGGGCACCCGCTCGACCTCCTGGCTCTGATGGACAGGCAGCGATGAGGCGCGGCTGCTCGGCCCTTGCGCTGATCCCCGCCGGCGGCAGCGCCATCCTGGGCTTGTACCTCACGCTCGCGGGTGACCTGGAGAACTCGTCGCTGATGCTCGCGTCCGGCCTACTCTGGCTGTCGATGGAGGTGGGCGCGAGGCACGGACGGTGAGTCGGTCACGGTGCCCGGTCTGCCGCGCGCCCACGCCGCTCCGGCAGGAGTTCTGCGATGCGCACCAGTGGGCCTGGGCGATGAGCGCCGAGCTGCGCCGGTGGCAATGGTATGGCGGGCGTGACCGCCCTGAGAGCTCCGCTGCTCTGGTGGACT